GTTATGGTGCATCTACACTTACAAATGGTGGTACAAACAACGGCTCAGGTTACGTAACAATCACACTCAACTAGTTCAAAGTTATTTTTTTCTTTTGAAAATGATATAAAATATTTCGTAAGACATAGTATAAGAAAATGTCTTGGGGTCCTGCTTATTGGCGATTTATCCACTATTTTGCTCTCAATAACAAAGATCGTGAATTATTCACTCAACTGCCTTCTTTCATACCTTGTGAGGAATGCAAGAGTGAATGGGAAGACCCAAAGGAAGGTGAGCTTCTTATTGAATGGTCTCTCATGCTGCATAACAAGGTCAATGCCAAACTTGGTAAGTGGGATAAATGGGACTTGCTAGACTACAATATTGCACACAAGAACACTTGTGACTACTGCACTGGTCAAGAGTACATTCATTTCTTCCCTTGGAATTTTATTCACACCATTGCAAGTTTTGAAGGCAAAGATGGGTTCGATGGTGATGCATTGGCATTCTTGAAGAGTTTTAATGAGATGTATCCTTGTAACAAATGCCAAGGGCAATTCTTCTTGGATGAACCCAATGATGACGAGACCGTGCTTGAATGGACAGTAAGGCATCATTCTCGTATGAACCAAGAGAGAGGACTTCCGGCATATGTCCATCCATCACCAAATACAAATGGTAACTCAACTGATTGTCCTGGTTGTGACAGTACAACAGCAGCTTCAGCAGCATCAATAGCATCGGCAGCAACTGCAGCGGCAGCGGCACAAACAGCTACATTGTCTGCCACACAATAAAAATAAACTTACATATATCATCAAATTAAGTCAAAGCGTGTTTCCGCCTTGGCTTCATTTGTTGTTGTGGTGTTGTTTTGCTTTTTCTTTGAAGTTAGGGATTTGATACCTTTCTTCAGTTTCTTGTAAAAGTGCTTAACTTTTCTTTTTGCTTTCTGTGAAGGCGTTTCAGCTGGAATTGGAATCACATTCTGCTCCCTAAAAGCATTTGAGATACTTGTAGAAGCTTTTGTGATGTTGCTTGAAACAGCTCGGGAAACATTGGTTGCAATGCCGTGAGTGATGCCGTAGCTAACACCCCTTGCAACAGCCTTGCCAACAAAGTCCATTCCTCTATAGTCTTGGCTACTGGTGGGTTAAGTTGTTTTTGATTGGTGGTTTTATACATTCTTGGTGTCAATTTTTGTCATTTTCAGATAATTTAGAGGACAATTTCCATTGAACTGCTTTATCATTATTTAAGTCATATTCATGCTGTTGTCTATAGTAATAAGCAATGAAGGTCATTGTGACAGGTGGTTGTGGCTTTATTGGACATCATTTGGTTGAGTATATACTCACAGAAACATCTTGGGACATTGTGGTGATTGATAAGCTCTCTTATGCTTCCAAAGGATTATCACGTCTTGAGGACATTGGTGCCTTGAAGAATGACCGCATTACAGTAATGACTTGGGACTTATGTACTCCAATATCTAAGGGTATGCAAGAGATGTTGTTGGATGTTGATGTCATTGTGCATATGGCGGCGGAGACTCATGTGGACAACTCTATTGAAGAGCCAGTTGATTGCATTAAAAACAATGTGATGAGTACTGTCAATATGTTGGAACTGGCAAGGCAACTACCTAACCTCAAAAAATTCTTGTACTTCAGCACTGATGAGGTGTATGGTCCAGCTCTTGGTGACACTATGTATTCTGAGTGGGATAGACACAATCCAACCAATCCTTACTCAGCATCAAAGGCAGCTGGTGAAGGGATTGCATTGTCATATCACAATACATATAAAGTCCCTGTAGTTATCTGCAATGTGATGAATGTCTTTGGTGAGAGACAGTATGTGGAGAAGTTTATTCCAGGTTGCATTCGCAAAGTAATGAATGATCAAGTAGTTGATATCCATTGCTATCCTGGGTGTGAAAAGGCTGGAACGAGATTCTACATCCACGCCAAGCACGTGGCAAGTGCTGTATTGTTCTTACTGGAGAATGCAGTCATTGGTGAGAAGTACAACATCACAGGCGAACAAGAAGTAGACAATCTTGAATTGGCTCAGATGATAGCCTTCTTCATGGGAAAGGAACTGAAGTATAACATGATAGACTTTCACTCAAGCCGTCCTGGTCACGATTTGAGGTATGGACTAAATGGTGATAAACTCCACAGTATGGGATGGAAGCCAAATTCTACATTCTGTGAGACCTTAAAGGAAGTTGTGGAGTGGACAAAGGAGCATCCTGAGTGGTTGGAGTATTAGGTTTGTATGTTTGTTTTTGTATATTTCAATGCTATGTTATTGTAGTTAGCACTGAGTACTTGATATGAAAGCCTTGATTTGTTACTGGGGATTGGTAAGAGGATTCAAATATGCACATACTCTAGAGAGCCACAAGAAACACATATGGAATGTTCTCAAAGAACAAGGTATTGATTATGATGTGATGGTCCATACATACAACAAGCAATTTGACTTCCAAGTGATGAACATCGACAATCTAAAGTACATTGCAATTGAAGACGATGATGTTATTGGCAAACGCTTGCTTCCCAAGATGGTCAATATCTATATGCCTGTATACTTCACAGAAGAGCATAGACTGGGTCTGTTCAAATGCTGGCACTCACAGAAGCATCTACGGGATCAGGTGGAGTTGGTTAAGGATCAATATGACATTGTCATTACTCTTGATATTGCACAATACTTTGTCAGCAGCTTGCCTGGGAACTTGTGTGACTTGGATATGTCAAAGGTGTATATGACTAACTTTGAGAGATTCTATGGCTACAACCCCAGGTTCTGTATGTCAAATGCTGAGAATGTGATGTTCTATTTGAACAAGATTGACTATGTGCTCAAAGACCCTGAGAATATACCTGATGGGATGGTGAATCCAGAGTATGCAGAGAGATATTCTCAAGCCTTTATGAAACACTTCAAAGTTGGTCGTGAGAAAGTAGAAGGTGCACCAAATCTACATCCTGAGTGGCAACTTAAGCAGTACTTGGATGTAGTAGGAGAAAAAGAAGTAGAAGAGCTAGATATCAGGTTTTATAGGATAAGAGAAAATGCTCACTTGGAGGGCTTGACGGAGGAAGATGCAAAGTTGTACAATGTGAGTGTTGTTGCACACTGATTGAAATTATGTCGAGTGTAGAATGGAACAAGCTCAGGCTTGCAAGACAATACTACTTTATAAGAGTCTTTTGTGTATTCCAAAGCCCTTTCAACGAGCTTGGTGCCTATCTCTTGCTTTCTATAATCCTTGTGGACCACCACATCTTCTATGTGTGCCATTTTGGCCAAGTTGTTGTGTAACTTGTACTCAACAAGCACCTTTGCAGTACCTACTATTTGACCTTCCTCTGTCTCTGCAACCAAGATGAAAGCATTTTGATTTAATGAAAGTGTCAAGTGATGCTTGAACTGTTCAAAGGTGATGGTGGTAGGATGTCGAGTAAATGTGTTGATGAGGTCAAGATAACCCTTGTGGTAATCATTGCTCTCTATGAAGCGGATTGCAATCATTGCTCCTTTTCAAACCTGTGTCATTGAATGCTTAAGCCCGTTGTTACTCATTACCCTACTGTATTAAACTACTTAACGGTGAGTAGAGGTTGTTGTTACAACAATGGCGACCATACCTCTATTTAAGGTGTATATGTCCCAAAAGGTGGCGGAGGAGGTTCCAAACACACTGTTGTCAGGATTTATCACACAAGGTCCCAAGGTTGAAGAGTTTGAGAAGCAGCTCAGTGAGAGGCTTGACAACCCATATGTGCTCACTCTGAACTCTGCTACATCTGGTCTAACGCTTGCTTTGCGACTTCTTCAAAGGCACAATGTTGAGGTTGGCTGGCCTGGTATCAACAAGGAAACGGATGTTGTTCTCACTACACCATTGACTTGCACTGCAACCAACTGGCCTATCTTGGCAAATGGTCTAAACCTTCAATGGGTTGATGTAGATCCCAAGACTTGTTGTATGTGTCTTGAGGACTTGGAGCGCAAGATTACCAAGTACACAAAGGTGATTTATGTAGTACATTGGGGTGGTTCTCCAATTGACTTGTACAAGCTAGACCAAGTGCTAGAGCGCAAAAGGCGTGAGATTGGCTTCAAACCTTGGGTGATTGAAGACTGTGCTCACGCATTTATGAGTAAGTTTGATGGTAAGTACCTTGGTAGTCACCACAACATTTGTGTGTATAGTCTGCAAGCGATCAAGCATTTGACAACTGGCGATGGTGGTCTCATTACTCTTCCAAACCGTGAATTCTATGAGCGTGCAAAGCTTCTGAGATGGTATGGTATTGACAGGGACAAACGTAACTACTCACGTAAGGACTTTAGACTCGAGAATGATGTTGAAGAGTGGGGTTATAAGTTTCACATGAATGACTTGAATGCTACCATTGGCTTGTGCAACCTGAGTGAGATTGACACAGTTATTGAGGGTCATAAGAGGAATGCCCAACTATACAACAAGGAACTGCAAGGTCTGAACAAGGTGAAGCTTCTTGAGCTGAGTGACAAGGCTGAAGGTTCATACTGGATTTATACACTGATGGTGAATGATGCAGAGACCTTTATCAACTTTATGAAGGAAAAGGGCATCAGTGCAAGTCAAGTGCATAAGAGGAATGATATGCATACTTGTGTTTCAAAGTATATATGTCACTTGCCAAACCTGACAGCCATTGAGAACCAATATGTATGTATTCCTGTTGGATGGTGGGTAACAAATGAACAAGCAGGACACATTGTTGATGCTGTCAAGCAGTATGATGAGATGTAAAATTTGATTGCATTTGTTTGTTTTTATGTCAAGTAGATCTTTTGATCCACTCGCAAGATGAAAGCTTCCGCAAAGAAGAAGATTGATACTTACTCTGTTGAGGAGTTTGAAAGAATATTCCCTGATATGACTTCACAAGTACGGGACACCATTGAACCATTGTTTGATAAGACCACTTATCCAAACTTGAAGGTCATTGTATGTAAGATGAAAGTGAAAGGAGGCAAGCGTGTAATTGTTGAGTATCTCACACAAAAGTCAAAACATGCCAAGTATCCAGTAACTAACATGTTCATCACTGCATGGAACAGAAAAGCAGACAAGTCGCAAAGAGATGAACTAAAAGCATACAATATCCAAGTGCATATCCCATCATCAAAAAAGAATGTCGCCAAGATAATCGGTGACATTGCTAAGGTCAGCACTCAGAAAAGAATACATTTGGATGAACTTGATTTTGGATCAGGTGATGACGGTCTTCTTGCTCAAGTATTTTCAAGGTTCAAAGAGGACTGTCAAGCAACATGGATACTATATTCGGCAACACCAGAAGAACTGACATGTTGTGAAAAATGGCTTGAACTAGAAGCCAATGGTACAGGTGTTTTTGTTGAAATTGCTCCACCAGCTTCGTACATGGGCATTAGAGAGTACATTGACAGAGGGCTTATGGTTCAATCTGACAGTATGTTTGACTTTGACAATGGACAGCTGTCACAACATGGTAAGGATGTTTTAGAAGCTGCAGCCGTCAAATATATTGAAAGTGTTGCACAAGGTGGAATTGTCAAAAATGTTGCAATATTACGTGTCAATGGACGACACCAAAATAAGAGTAGGTTCAATTGGGTTGTCGAGAACCAAGGGATAATTCAACAATACTTAGATGAAACATTTGGGAAAGATAACATACCATTATATCTTATCGACATAGGAAGTAAGAGTTCAAATGTTGTGCATTGGGAGGATTACAAGTTTTGGGATGCAAAAGCTGATAAGTACTTCTACATTCATCTCGTAGAGCAGTCTGCTTGTAGAGCAACAGAGTTTCGTTGTCACCACAAGTTGAACTTCTATCATTCTCATAGATACTCAGATGAGCCTAGCATTAATTCAGTTATCCAAGACCAAGAGAGATGTGTCTATTACAAGCTTGATGAGCACCACGCACATAGCAGCAAGTTTCCAGGTTATGTAAATCTTGCACCATCTTGTGTGATTTATGGGGATGTGGAGGTTGCACAATACAGTGCAGGTTACTTGAGTTTATATGAACTACTCAATCTTCGTGAAGATTTATGCCCATCGTCACGGACACAAGTGTTGAGGTTCCTTAACAAGAACAAGACAAAGGTGTATCAAGCAAAGACAGAGCAAGAACTTGAGGCAATCCTGAGAAACACGTATCCAAATGGTCAGTTTACTAGCACATATTCGAAGCATCTGACTAATGCTGATGGGTTCAAGATGTCATATGTCCGAAAGTATGATGTTTGGTCAAAGGAATCCATCATTAAAACAAAATATGGTGGTTACACCAAAGATATAGCAAACGGACGTAAGTTTGTATGCTATGAAGATATCAATGACATCACCACTGAGGTGTATGTTGCATTGGTCAATGATGGAACCAAGTACGAAGGTGAAGTTGTAACTGACTCTCCATCAAGTATGTACAGTAAGTAAAATTTGAATATGTTTCCTTTTTCTTTGGGAATTGCTGAGCCATAGACAAGCAATCAACATCAAAGTCTATCAAAATGCCAAACTGGTGTAGTAACATCGTTGAAGTGATTGGTGATGCTTATGACATACAAGCGTTAGTGGAAGTGAAGATGGACTTTGAGGAACTTCATCCTAGTCCTATGTTTGATGAAACAGATAGCTATCAAGACCAACAAGCCAAGCTGCGTAAATGGATGATAGATAACTGGGGAACATCTTGGGAGCTTGATACTGATAACATAGACATTCACTATGATAGCAATAACCCTACACAAGCAAAATTTTCATTTGACACAGCTTGGCAGCCTTGTTGTGAGTTTCTGTTGCACCTTAGTACCAAGATGCCATTACTTGTAATAAGACACAAGTTTTATGAAAGCGGTGATAATATTGTGGGTGATATCACGTATGCAAATGGTGAGTTTATGCACAATGATATCCCAAGCGTTAGAAAGTTTGTGTTAGAACAGTTTGGAGAAGACTATAACTGTACTCTTTCAGATGATGATGGCACATGTAAACAAGATCCACTTACCACATTCTGGAAAGTCAAGCAACCTCTCAGCACATAATTTTTATTGCACAGAATATAACAACATACATCCACAGAACCGTAATGGATGGACTGGTGATTAGTCTTGTTGTGAAGCATCTCAGTGGCAGGGACTTGGCTCTATTTGCTATGGTGAACACCACGACCTATGACTACTGCAAACACACAGACATCAACAAGAAAGTTTGTAGTGGTTTGCATGGCACTTGGCACTTTGTCCCAACTCTGCTTGAGGATGCAAAGCTTCAATACTGCCTAGGGTTTCTTGATGACCTTGCTGTTTTGTCATTACACAAGGTACCATTGAGTGAGTACCGTGTGAACATCACGTTACAAAAGCCTCGTGGAACCAAGGTGAATATTACTTATGGAAGGGTCTTCATTGTGAATCAATTGGTCTTTGTTGCTAATGGGATTGATGTATTGCGTGAATGCCAGAAGGGTCTGACTGCAGATGACTATAAGGTTTTCATGAACCACAACATAGAAAAGAACAAGCAGCGACTACGACACAAGCTCAACAGTATTATTTCACACAGGTACTCGAAGGTAACTGTTAAGATTACAAACAATGTTGAAGGTGACTTCAAACGGACCTTGATCAGTGGTCTTACGAAACTTCACAACCTATTGAGCTGTCTATGTGAAGAACATCAACATAAAATAGATGAATAACAGAAAAATGTATGAGACCATTCCACAGCAGAAGACACTGTAACGAAGGCATACAGTGTTTCACCTGAAGTAAGTCAAGATGCATTCCACGATGTACCACACCTTGAGCCCCGAGATACCAGATAACAAGTTAGTCAGGATGGTGGTGAAGGCACATTTTAATGATGTCTTGACAAAGGACCAACAAGGAAGGTTGGCAGGTGCTATATGCAAGGGTTTGTACAGAGTGAATGATGACATTGGTGCCATACACATATTTGCAGAGCAAGAGACACTTGAGACGGAGGATGTTCCTGTCTATTTGGTTCCCAAGGAGTTTGCTCATATCCCACCAGTCTATCCCTGGGTACAACCATACACCTATATGTACAAGGCCAGTGTGAATCAGATGGAAACACAGATAATCATAGTGGCTGCTGTGAATACTTTGAAGGGTGTCAAGGTGATGAGGGTGGCATGGCCCAAGTAATCAGTTCTACGATGTTTTTTATGAATTGCAAAAATTTCTTGAGTAAACACTGTTTTTTTACAAAATTTGACACAACATCAAATCATAACAAAACACATACATAACATTATATATACAGAGACGTCAAGACTTCAAGATGGGAAACAGCACATCTACTTCGTGCGGTTACTCTGATGGGAGGCACCTTACTCCAAGGTATATGGATGTTAAGAAGCAGTTGAATGCAACATATGACTTGAACCAAAAGCTCAAGAAGAATGGGAACAAGCCTGCAAATGGTTTGTTTGCAGCTAACAATCAGGCAAAAAAACAAGGACTAATTGACACTCCAACTTACAATAGTAACAAGGAGATCAACAGGAAGGCAAATCTGGCTAAGCACAGGTGGTAGCCTGGAGTCCTTTTTTATTCGGTTTTGTTTAAAATTTGATTAACCAGGACACAGATATCAACATAAATTGCACAGACTCAACATATACAAGCACGCATATACATCTACAAGATGTCTTCAAGTGACAGTGACAGTAACTGTTCTGATTTTGACTGGGAAGGTTTTAATGATTGTGTAAGGTCAAATGCTCTTGAAGACGTCAAAGACTTCCTTGAGCATCCCAGATTTAATGTGGATAATTGTGAAGATGATTATACTGCTCTTCTTGTTGCAGTTGAAATTGGTAGCATTGAAATGGCAAGGCTACTTCTGAACGCAGGTTATTGTGTAGATGAAATGAGCAGGGAGGGTGAAACACCTTTGGGTGAGGCTATCAGGTGCCAAGACTTAGACATGATCAAGTTGTTGGTTGAAGAGTTTGGTGCAGATATTGAAAATGGTAATGGGACTCCAGGAGTGATCATGGCGGCTTCAGAACGTGAAATGGATATGGTAAAGTATTTTGTAGATAAAGGAGCAGAAGCAAACTCCATACTCAATGCTTGTTATGAAGCAGCAAAGTCAAGGGACACAACAATTCTTGACTACCTATATAACTTACTTGAGAAACACCCTTCAAGCAAAATCTTGGTAGAAACAGCAAGGTATGGCTCAAAACCAGCTCTAGAGTATCTACTGAGCAAGGGTGTATTTGATGTCAATTATGAAACCAAGAAAAAGGACACAGCTCTGTATGTTGCTGTTGAGAAAGGAAATTTAGAATGCGTGAATGTGCTTTTGGAAGGCAATGCACAAATTACCAGTAAGATTTTGATGAAAGCATTCCAGCAACAAAGGAACGTTGCTGTTAGCACACTCATTTTTGAAACTGCCAAGAACAAATTTGGTAGCTGCATTGATGAACTTGCAACAGTCACAGATAGTGATGGAAATACAATCATCCATCTTCTTGTAAAACAAAAATCTGAGCTTGCTTTGATTATGCAAGTGGTGAAACGGTTCAAGCATCTGCTGACTAGTGAAAATACTATTGGACAGACGCCTCTACTAACTGCTTGTAAATACAGTGTTAGTCTGGAAACTTTTATGTACCTACTAAATCGCTCAAGAGCTTGTGTGAAGGACTACAAAGGAAATACAGCCATCATGTATGCAGCCAGGAATGGTCGCTTGGATATGGTGACTGCACTGGTAAAAAGAAAGGTATCTGTCAAAAGACTTAAGAATGGAAAGGGCAAAACACTACTTCATAAGGCTGTAAAGTCTGAGAAGTTTGAACTTGTTGAATATCTTGACCAACAAGGGCTCTTGGGTGATGTCAATGCAAAAGATAATAACCTACGAACACCATTGATGGGTTGTAAGCAAAGTGTTCCTATTGTTCAGCTACTTGAAACCAAGGGTGCAAATGTGATGCATCAAGACGATGCTGGAAACACAATTGTGCATAAAGTTATTGTAGGCATGAAATCACAAACAGCATATGCATCCATCACGTTCATTGAAGACTTGGTCAAATTGTGTGATGATATCAAAACAGTAAGAAATGCAGCAGGTAAGACACCTTTGCAACTAGCTAAACGCCATTACAGTAACGGACGACTATATAAACTTCTGAGTTGAATCCAGCTTGGATGAATGATAAGGCTTCAACAACGTTTTTTTACTACTTTAACACATATAAGAACACAGAGGCACGGGACAATATCAATATGTCCAAGATAGTTGACAACCTGTTTGTGGCTGGTGTTGATGAGACTTACAAGAATGAAGAGCTAAAGGCTTCTGTTACTCACTTCTTGAACGTAGCAAGTGAGGTGGAGATAGCTGAGCGTGTAGACCACGGATATCATAAGGTTGGTATCAATGACGACGATGATAAGTGTGACATCCGTACCATTCTACCCGAGAGCATTGAATGGATCAATAAAGTTGTCCAAGAAGGTGGAAGCGTTTGTGTTCATTGCCTAGAGGGTAAGAGTAGGTCTGTGTGTGTTTGTATAGCATACATGTGCTGCTGTTTGGGTTGGAACTTTGATGAGGCTCTAGAGAGGGTTCAGATTGCACGTCCTTGTTTGGACATTTGGCCATTGTACAAGGAGCAACTAAGGATGTTTGTAGAATAAAGTATGGTAGGCGTACTGGGCGCCTCGTTTGAAAAAAATGATGAAGACGCATATATTATTGTTATAAGAGGCTTAAACAAACCATCACGTTCGTATTGTTAATCTCAATCAATAAATGACTGTACACCATATTCCTGAGGATGAGTTTCGAACACATGTTCTTGAAAGTAAAACATGGACAGAGTTGATGAAGAGGTGTGGGTATAATAACTGCGGTAATACTTCACTGGTCAAGAACCGTATTGAACATATGAATATTGACACATCACACTTACCCAGTGGGCAAAATTGGGCTGCTGGAACTGAAAAGAAAGTTGTCAAGAAATATTCATTGTCTGATATTCTTCAAGAGAATTCAAGTTATACAAGTATGACTTCACTAAAGAACAGACTGAGGAATGAATTGTATTGGGAGGATAAATGTCACTCTTGCAACTTGACAACATGGTTAGGCAAACCTATACCTATTGAGATTGAACATAAGAATGGAATACACAATGATAATAGAATTGAAAATCTAGCATTCCTATGTCCAAACTGCCATGCGCTAACAGACACTTACAAAGGTAAGAATGTCAAAACATACAAAGATGTCAAAAAGATACAACAAAAGTGTATAGATTGTGACAAAGACATTTCACATGTGTCAGATAGATGTGTTGAGTGTTATAAAGATTATCAACAAACCAATCATATCAAAGTCGTAAGACCCTCCTATGAAAAGCTTATGGAAGACAAGAAAACTCTTTCAATGGTTGCTATAGGTAAGAAGTATGGTGTATCAGACAATTCTGTGAGAAAGTGGATTAAGAAGTATGAAAGAGATGCAAGAACTACATAATAGTGTGCTCCAGGTGGGACTTGAACCCACGACTTTTGCGTCATAAGCACAACACTCTAACCAACTGAGTTACTGGAGCACACCAAACAAGAAAAATAATTGACACTTTGTAGTTCTGACTACAAATCAAACCTCATACATTATCTTTAAATATATTTCTTACACTTGTTCAGCAGCTTCAATTTCACCCAGCTCAAGCTCTTGCTGAGGCTCATCAACTGGAGGTTGTGTGATAGGAGTAAGAGTGATCAATGAAGGCTCATTTGTTTGTGGGACGTGTACATTGCCACCGTGGAAGGACTTGTCAGCACCAATTAGTTTTTGTTCCTTTGTCATCTTGATGCCAATGGTGTACTTCAGGAAGATGAGGATGGCAAGAGTGCCAATAGCACTGAATCCAGCAATTGATGCAATACCTGCCATTTGGTAACCAATCTGCTTACTATGTCCAAAGAAGGAGCCATCTTCAATGGATGGGTTCCATTTCTTTTGTGCAAACAGACCAGTTAGGAATGAACCAACAACACCTGAGACACCGTGAAGAGCGAATGCCTCAAGGTCATATGGCAGGTTTTTGGTCAGTGCAAGAGTTGCCCAACTGAAGAGAGTTCCAAGGAAACCAAACAGGAAGGAAACCATTGGGTCAATGTAGCCACAAGCAGGAGTGATGGCAACCAGACCAGCAATCACACCTGATGATACACCAGAAGCTGTAATGTGCTTTGTGGTAGCATACTCGATAATAGCCCAAGACATAAGACCAACACAAGCAGCAATGTGTGTGTTGATGAATGCAAGGGCTGCAATACCATCTGCAGCAAGTTGAGAACCAGCATTGAACCCGAACCAACCAAACCACAGGAGGGAAGTACCAAGGACAAGCATCAGGTTGTTGGGTTGATGTTGGCGCTTGTTCACCTTACCAAGGATCAGAGAGACTACAAGAGCACTGAAGCCAGAAGCAATGTGGATCACATCACCACCAGCAAAGTCGATGTTTCCAAGAGTGTGGAGCCAACCGACGCTGTTGGGTGCAAGGGACCAAACCCAATGTGCAATAGGGTTGTAGATGACAACACTCCAGATGAACACAAAGAGCATATAAGCTGAAAAGTTCATACGACCCAGCACTGCTCCACTGATAAGTGCGGGTGTCAGTTGAGAGAACATATTTTGGAAGGCAACAAACATCAGTTGAGGGACTTGAGCACCGTAAGTGAGAGAAGTGCTTGTACCGATGTCCCTTAGAGCAGCCCAATGGAACCGCCCAAATGTTGATGTTCCAGTACCAAATGAGAAAGAGTATCCAACAAGTACCCATTGGATAGTGACCAGAGCCATTGTCATCATTGACATTAGAAGAGTGTTTGTCGTATTCTTGTTGCCGGTGATACCTGCGTGAAAGAAACCAAGACCAGGTGTCATCAACATCACCAGAGCCGCAGACATAAGAAGCCAAGCTGTGTTACCAGTATCAACTACAGTAGAAGACATTGTGAAGATTATAAAGAGTATGAAGGGAGAACCGCTCAATGTTGATAATTGTTGTCAATATACTTATATACCTTCCAGGGCTGACATATTTTCATTTTACGGGTATTTAACGGCTTCTATGCAGAGAAGATGGAAAAAAAGGAGCATAGCTAAGAGTGCGCACGACAATATTCTTCAATGACACGATGGAGAGGTTCAGCAAGTTCCTTACCTCGCATGGTCCTGATAAAGTTATCTTTGAGCTTCAGTAGCTTTTCGTGGCTGTGTTCTACAACTTCTTGTGGGACTTGCCCACCTCTTGCTAATGTGAAAGCAATGCACCTGTCAAGACCAACTTGACCTAAGGCTTCAAGCTTGTCTGCATCAGATACAATGTCTTGGTAGAAGCGTTGAGGATAAGGTAAAGTCTTCCTGAGGCCTTTTGCCTCTTGTGAATAAGAGATGTTTTCTATAACATCAATGACACATTGTGCTCTTTCTGGGAGCACAAGCTGTTCCTCAATGAACTTATTTCTTTCTTCTTTTGTGACAGAGTGTTCATACTTATGATCACATACATCGTGTAGCAGGCAGGCATACATAAGTACCTTCTCGTCCAAACCACGATGTTTGTAATCGTGCTTTACAATGTCAAGTGCGTTATGGTAAACAGACATAGCGTGGAATAAGTTGTGTGACTCATCAAAGTCACCTGTGTGAAGAGCAACAAAGTCGAGGAGTTGATCGTCAATATCCATATTGTATATGGTAACCTAAAATTTGTTATATACCTTTGAGACTTATCACATAAACATGTTATCACTGGATTTCAACTTTTACATACTATCATTACTATATTAACTTTGACATTAAATCCAGTAATTTGTATATCTTTAGCTTGTTGGTATCTTCCACAACTGAATGGAATGCAAAAATGTCCTTCTTACTGTAGAATCTTATTCTGTACTTCTCAGATGCACTTATTTTGCCATACCCAAGGTACTCTTGTATCTTGCTTATCAACTGTTCATCACACTTCTGAGTGATCTTTACATAGTACTTAAGTTTGCTCCCTTCACCTATGTAAACATTACCTTCAGCATCAAACAAGCCTGATATGTATGCATTATTGATACGGTCATAGGGCTTTGGATATGTCTTGTACTTGTTGAGGTGCTTCATTTGCGCATACATCTCCGCTCTCTCATTGTACTTCCCTTGTTTATTTTGTAGTTCAAGATACTCCAAAGCAAGCTCAGCCTGCTTGTACTTAATGATACTATGTTGTTCCATCAGGTTCAAAAGCTCAATACAAGCAATACCGGTAAATCGTAGTTTCCAGCAGTTCTCGCCAACATATTTGTGTTCTCTATTGTCTTCATAAAGGGAACCTTGGTTTCCATATTGTTTGTTAATAGCCTCAAGATAAGATTTACTACACTGAGATAGTTCTACTTTGAGCTGAAAGCCTTTTGGTATTTTTGCAATCAGAATGCTCCCATCACCATCGAACACACCAGCTATGTATGAGTTGTCCATTTTCTAGTACTATACCTTGTATGATGTCAATCAACTTTTAAGTGTTCAAAGACAGTTTGTGACCATGTAGATAGTATCTACTATTTAATGCTCGTAACAAAGAACCATACAAGGGGACTTAGACACTAGTTTTCATTAAACTATGAAATATCAAAAAATGATATGTAGAAGAATCTTGCCAACAACAGAGTTGACACTCTAGTTGGAGTAGGCAAGACCACCCATCAGTGTATCCTTTCAAGTTTCCTTGAAGGCTGGACTGTACCTTAAGCAGTGAAACATTATTGTTCCACCACCAATCACCATTCAGTCTCTGACGCTTTGTCTTTGGTACAAGACAAATAGCATGCGGATTGCCCATTGTAGTATATTTATTATACTTTATCCACTTCGCTTTTACCATACCTGAGTGTTGAATCTCAGCCATTGTTATCTTTTGACAACAACTTGGTGTAAGTGGCTTTAGGGTGTTCCCGACAACAAGTGATTTTGCAGTTTGTAAATACAAACTACTAACTACGTACTTTGTTTGTATCGTTACGTAGTTCTTTCTAGCCTGAGTTTGACCAGACATAATCGCATAATCTCGCTTGCTTTGGCAAGGAGGCGGACTGTATCTTAAGGGCTAAGCCCCCATACCCATTCAGTCTCTGAGGAGTAGTACTCCTGCGGATTACCCAATCATCTACGTTTTTACCTTTGGGAACGGCTATTAACCGTGGTCTTGTTGATGGGTTCATCAACAATGGTAGTAGAAGCTTAAGGGACTTCCCGCAACAAGGTATGTTGCGATGATAGTTTTTATCATCACTAGCCAATACTTTTCTTATTGACTCTTCTTCGCACATTTTACGGAGGACGTTGTAGTTTACGGCGTACACGCGGATCTTGCAAGAGCGGCCACCAGTCACGGTTTGGCTGGTGAGGGTCAGTTGCAGAGTAGCGTTATCGATACGGGACATGTTGCAGGTACCAGATGGTTGGTGCTCCTCGGGCTTGAGGCCGAAAGAGTACACGTTGATACCTTGGGCGGGCACATTCTCGTGGTGTTGATAAGGTTGCACCAGGTTGAAGTAGCGACCATCGCGCTCGGAGAAGCGGTCGTGGCCGTTGAGTTGGAGCTTAGCGGAGGCAACGGGGTTGGTGCCGTTCTCGAAGGAGACGGGCAGGAACACGTTGTTGGCACCACCAGCGGCAACACCGGCCATGGAGCCGACTTGGCTATCGTAGTTGTCGACCAGGAGAGCGTTGGAGCCACCGGCAAGGAAGCCACCAGCAGTAGCGTGGGTGACATCGTAGTTGTCGGTGTAGTTGAACCATTGCTTACCGGAGTAAGAGGCGGTGGAGGTGTTGTCCACGTGGGCATCGGGTTGCACAACCCACACAAGCTCCTTCACGGGGTGGTTGAAGGACAGCTTGACCTTGTTGGACACGGTGGAGGTTGACTCATCACCGGTGAATTGCAGTTGCTCGATCAGGTACTCGTGTGAGACTTGAGCGAAGCGGCGGCGCTCATCGGTATCGAGGTAGATGTAGTCAACGAACAGAGAGGTGGTGCCCAGGGAGCCGGGGGTCACAGCGGATTGGCTGGCAGTCACGTTGCCACCGCTGATGGTACCGGCGAAGTAGCAGTCAGACAGTTCGCGGAACTCGAGGTTGATCTTCACCTCGTGGTATTGCAATGCGATGAGCGGCAAGGCAAGACCTGGATTGCGGTTCCAAACTACCTCTTCTTTCGATAGAGGTGTGGACTATATCTTAAGCAGTGTGATACACACCACCCAAAACCATATAGTCTCTGAGCCAGTGTATTGGCTGCGGATCATCCATATATTTGTGGAGTTTTTACCATACCTGGGTTTGCTAAACCCAGCCAGTGTAAATATTACACCTTGGTATCCAGATTAAATCATTATTGAGAACAAATACTCCATATGTTGTTCGAGTATGTAGTCTTTTTTTGCATTGTTAGCATCATGCTTTAGAGGTTGAAAGTTGCTGTAGTGAAAGCACTTCTTTTGCTCTGCTTGGTCTGTTAAATCAAAGAATGCACAAGGGATGATATGATCCAACTCAAAGTTCTTCAGTTCCCAAGACATATCGTCAGTAAATTGTTTCTGGATATGTTCTTTAAACTCTGTAACTGAGCAGCCAATGAGTTCATAGAATGATACTTGTCTTGTTGTATTCTTTGAAATCAACACCTTTCTCAGTCGTGCTCTTAATCTTTGATTGATCAAGAAGCTTGGATCTGTTCTTCGTCTCTCTTGAGCTCTTTCATTTGCTTTTTGTCGATGCTTATCTTGCTTTTTGACTTCTTTAACATACTCGTTCCTGCAAGTTTTGCACTGATTGCGATAAGTCTTAGTATCAGTTCTGTAAGCAAACTCACACAATGCTTTGTTGATCAAGCACTGTGTACACTGCTTTATTTCTGCAGCATTCTGTTCGCGTTTCTTCTCAAGGCGCTTGTCGCCTTTCTTATAGTTACTTGACTGAATGTACTCTTTGTGTTGCAACCTCTTGCAATCCTTGCATATGCTTCTTAGCTTATTTGTGTCTTTACGGAGTGTATACTGTTCTGTATCCTTACTTACACCACAACTTTTGCAAGTCTTGGTGTCCATACTAATATAATGTTAATCCTTTACAACTTTAGGATATTCCCGCAATTTGGTTTTGTTGCAGTTGCACTGTATGTACAACCACTAGTGCTTACAAGCAATATAACACTAATCCTTAAGTAGGTGGGTGGTGGATTGGATAGTGTTGTTGCTATTTGTGCACTTTTTGGTTCAATTCGCATTAAACCAGAACTCGAAGGGAACGTACAGGATCTCGGAGGGAACGGTGACAGCTGAGCCAGAGGTGTTCTTCACCAGGCCGGTCAGGTAAGGGGTGTTACCGACCATGTTGGCGTAACCCAGTTGGTGGCCAGCGGTTTGGGTCAGCTCGTTCCAGATGTGGAGCCACGGGTTGTCTTTGTCTTTCGAACAAAGCCAGACTATAACTTAAGCAGTATAAAAATATATACTACCCATTACCATTTAGTCGTTGAACGTCTACTTAATGAGAGATGACAGTTCATCTTCATCAATATTTTCGTTGCGGATTATCCATTTCAGAAAATCATTATAATTTTCATCATTCTCGGGATTTTTACCATACCAAAGATTATGTCTTTGCCACCAACAAGTATCTATGTTGGTTTGGTACCCGTATAAAGATACATAACTTGCTAACTTATTTATATGTTCAAATATTGTACTTCTCTCAATGCTGTTGGATTTGAGTTTGTTAACCAAGCATTGAAGAGGTCTTAAATTAGTCCAATTGCAAGCAAGAACCTGTTGTGATTTATATACCATGTCAAACAAGCTTAATGGAACTACATGATCAACTTCCCAATATTCACCATAGTTATCCCAGTTCATATGCACATCAAATTGGTACTCAAGCCAAGCTTTGAGTTCCTTAGATGAACATCCGACAAGGTCGCAATGATTGAGTTGATTCTTAGCATTCAATATATTTCTTGTTCTTCCTGATACATCAGAGCATAATCTGTACTGGACATCTTCTTGACGTTTTGTCCTTACACGGTCACGCTCATAATCCCTAATCTTGTCTTTGTTCTTGCTTTTCCATTTCTTGTTGGACTCGTTTCGTTTAGGTCTTTCGGTTTTTGCTCTTTCTCCTTCAATACCAACACGACATTCCTTACAAATGCCTCGTGTTTTTGTTTTGTCAGACCGTTTGTCGAAATAAGTGCCATAACTATGAATTGGTTTGTCAATATCACACTTTGAACATATTTTTGTTGTCATTGTATCTTTATGTGAAGACTTTAGGAAGTCCCCGCAATTTGGTAATGTTGCTACTTGTGAGCTTGTAAAACATAGGGTGGTGGATATGTTTCATATTTTACAAGCGCTTTAAGTAACTAGCACTGCTGTGCTTTTAGAGACCAATTTAATCTCCGTAGTGTTTGTCAATGCGTTGACCACCGATCTCGATCTCAACGTTCTTGACAAGGATGTGGCCCAGCCAGTTCAACCACCTGAAAGCGGTGTTGTTGGGCACGGACACGGAGGGCAGGTTCACACGCAGGTACATGCGGTGAATCAGATCACCGTTGCGGCTGATGGTGCAAGTGCGGATTATTCTGCAAATTTGCTATCTTTGCAGACCGGACTGTATCTTAAGCGGTCATTGAGGTTTGCTAGACCTCTCACACCCATTGTCGTTCAGTCTCTGTGATGAAGCTATTTATCCTTGCTTAACGGATCAAAGCTTTCACCTGCGGATTACCCATTATCACATAACGTTTTTACCTTTGGGAAGTAGTTTTGCTACTGTTCTTGTTGGTATCTACAACCAACAATGGTAGTTATGTAACTATAATAAGAGGGGTCCCCGACATCAAACAATGTTGCACAAAGAATTGTTTATATACCAAGGGTGGTGGATTATTTATAACAATTCCTTGTACTAGTCTATGTGTTTTATACATAGCTTTTGAAGGCCATATTGACCTTCTTGCCCCATATCGTATTTGATGAGTTTAGTCATCAAATGGACTATACCTTAAGCAAGACGTACTATAGTACGTCCTACCCATAACCATCTAGTCTCTGAACCATTTCATTGGATGCGGATTGTCCAATGTTGTGCATTTTTACCATTGGTAACAGCTATTAACTGTGTTCCTTGCTAGATGCTAGCAAGTGGTAGCACAACCTCTAAGGAGTTTCCCGCAATTTGGTTATGTTGCAACACTTTACCAAGTGTTACTAGATTTTACTCTTTTGCTGACTGGGGATTGTTAATCAGCACTGCCGTTGACCATTTGTCTATGCATTTCTGCATAGTGGGACTATATCTTAAGCTTATTGCAACACAGCAACAAACCCATTATCATTTAGTCTCTGAACATATTCCTCAAGTACCATTCACTTGCTCTTGTACAAAGTTGATAGCAAGGGTCTTTTTCTCTTCCAATGTAAGGTCTTGGCCAACAAAACTTTTTCTGACATCTGTAGTTTTGTTTCTGATGTTAACACTATAACCAATTAATTCTTTGGTTACACGGTCTTTCACCTCAACCACATACTTCGGGAGAGTCAAGTCTCCTGTTCGTGTTCTTCCGACAATTGGCGCTGTGACAAACTCAACTGGGGTTGTCAAAGTATTCAAGTGCACCAAGTACTCAGTCGCCCTTTGAAGGTTCTCTTCAAGGGATAATTTGGAAGAACAGAACTTCTTACTTTTCTTACACATTGGATGGCGATACACGCGGTAACCAATGATGACATTGGTTTTGTAGTTCTTTTCCACAGTCAGATAATCTGGAAGCTCCTTGTATTGCTTCGTTTTATGACCATTGTTCTTCAAATGGTCCCGCATTTTTTGACTTGTTTGGTAAAGGTGTTTTTGTGTATCACTCATCTTTTGCCTGCTCTCTACACTATACCTTGTTGTATTTCCTCCTTCACGAAGGTTATACCCATGCGGAGACAGTGTATTGTATTTTGCTATCATTTCAATCTCATAATCATCAAGTTGTTCATCATCACATTCAAGAAGTGTTTGTGTTTGAAAACTGGCTTCACCATACTTCTTTATTGCCTCCGCTAGAGCACGGCAGGATGGATCATCAGCCATTGCATTGGACTTGTGTTTAGACCATCTTTCGTTAAACGTTCTCACAGTCTGTCCAATGTAGGACTTCCCAGAAGGTGATGTGATCATATAGATGATACCCATTGTGACTTTGTCTAAAGTTGTGTTTGACACTTAAGTAATTCTGCTGCGGATCATCCAATCCTTCGAATTTTTACCGTACCCTACTTCCTTAAGTAGGCCCTTGTTGTGTGACAACAAGTTGGTATCAAAGGCTATCAGGAGCTTCCCGCAATTTGATAATGTCGCATTGGTTCATACTGAACCAAAACTAGCAACTGGTGCTTTTAAACCCTAAACATTAAGGTTTGCTCAATAGATTCCATGGAGAAGTTAGTGTGACGGCGGTAGATCACCTTGAAGAAAGTGATCTGAGGATTGCCAGTGAGATAGATATCTTGAGCACCGTAAGCGCATCATTATCTATATGTTTCCATATAGGATGGACTATATCTTAAGCTTTCATCGAAGTTGGTTAGACTTCTCAAGCCCACTACCGTATAGTCTCTGAACCATCTATGATACTTAAACCAGTTAGTATCAATAGTTTGGCTGCGGATTTACCAATTATTCAAATTGTTACTCCTATGGACAAGGAGTATTGAATACTCTCAGGTATTTCCCGCAATTTGATAGTGTTGCAGACAAATTCTACTAGCTTTGTTCAAATGAACAAAACTTTAACTGGCCCCTTGTTGACCAGTTGCATAAGTCCACCACCCATTTTTGTTTTATACTATATAGCAACATTTTTTTTTCAGCAAAACGCATAAAAATAAAATTAATTTGAGCACATCAACAATCCTGCAAACAAAAAAAAGGTTGTAAAAACACTTTCTAATTACAAAAATTTGACATTGTACCTATTAACATCCACATTACAACAACTATACGTGTAACAATCATTCATACAAACCCAGGGAGATACACAATGTCTCCTTACGAGTCCATCACAGTGGAGGCCTACCCTAGGACTCCTCGCCACACTGAGAGTGTTGGTGACAACTGTGATGGGCTTGAGAGCGTTGAGTGCAATGACGATGGTATGTCTCAGACTCAGATGACACCTACCGAGATTGCTCGGCAGGATATTCTGTGGAGTTGGCAGGAGAACACTTTGGATCTGTATGACAGGTACAACTTCATTGTTGATAATATGACAACAATCAACAAAGAAATTCATGAGACTAAGCAGTATGCAAAGGAACTAAAAGTCCCATACAACTGGGAGTGTACACGTCTTACATTTCTCAAGACCTTTGACGAGCTTTCAGCAGAGTTCCTGAACATTGACATTCAGGTTGCAAGCTTTCCAAATGAGCTTGAGTTTCATATGAAGCTTGCTATTCAAAGGGCAGACAAGAGTATGTCTGAGAAGTCCATTGAGTTCCTTGAGAACTTGCTTGCATACTATGCAGACCGTGTGTCTTGGATGGAAGATGAGCTCAAGCGTCTCAAGAAGAACGGAATGCTGTGTGTGGTTGCTTCACAGCAGATCTACACAGCTTGCGGGGACATCGAGTTCTAAGCCACACACATTTTTTTACTCTTGGTGTGTAAAATTTGAGTCTATCAGAGAATGGCTTTCAGTCAAGAACACAATGGCCCTTGTGCAAACATCACCTTTTCTTGGTCAAATCTTCAAGGAGGATGGTGCTGTGGATGTCATAGACAATATGACTGGTTCATACAGCTTATACGATGATATAAGCAACACTCTTATTGGAAGCGCCATTGTCAAAAGGGAAAAATGTAACCTTCACATCAACCTTCCTCTAACATCCACATATCTGACATTTGAGGAGATGGAATATAAGAGTGGGAACTTGGGATGCAAGTGTTGGCTTGGATCATTTGCAAATGTTATATATCATAATACACAACAACGAATGCTTCAAGCTGATAACCTCTTAGAGTTGGGCACAGGTGTTGGAATATGTGGAATTGCCATTGCAAAATCAGATCCATTTATGAAAGTGGTTATAACAGACGGCTTTGCACAATTGGCAGATACCATCAATAATAACATAAAAAAGAATGGTGTTGCATCAAATACCTCATACAAAAAACTTAACTGGGAACAAATCAATCCAGATATTCCAGCAAGGTCCTTTGACATTGTAATGGGTTGTGAGTGTGTTTATAATGATGAAACACAAGACTTAGTAAGCACTATTGTACACTGCTTGAAGGATAATGGTAAGGCTGTCTTTATCAATACATCACATCCACATAGGAATGGAGTATTATTGTTTATCAGTCGCCTAAGACAGCACGGTGAAGTCTTTACACGCAATCTCTCTTTGGTCTACAATGATGAGTATACAGCACCATTCACTCTGCTAGAGTTTGTTAAAAGGAGCTAACAATGGTCACATACATAGACAATAGTTCTATCGTCTGTTTTTGTAAGTAAGTCATTGTAACAATCGAATGGGCTATGTATGTGAAAACGACAAGCATCTAGTTTTTCTACGAGCATTTGTAGGTTCCTGCTTAGGAGGAAAGTTCGTAAGTCATTTTTGATGTATTCAATGATGCTAGTGACACAGTCAAAATTACCAACATCTACCGTGATACGATATCCCCAGAACAAGTCACTTGAGACTTGGAATGTCCTCTGTGTATTGCTTGAGTACTCCATTTACAAAAACATAACAAATTACTCTTATATCAGTGTTGTTGACTACCACCACGCATCATGCTGAGAATTACTGTCCATCCAAACGATACAGAGGTGATGAAAGGCATTCGCATATGAAGAGGGACAAACATGAAGTTGGTCATCTGAGCTGGGAGCCATACTTGCCACATAGCAACCATATCACTACTGATGTTAGCTTTGTATGTCTCTATTGTATGTTGTGTGTCTTTTCCTTCAAGGAAGCTTTTGATACTATAGAAACAAGGATAGTACAGCAATGGGGTATGAACACCTAAGTCTAGAAATGTCAAAACACTAGCTTGTGTTATTGGCTTATATCTGGCAGCTGTCATAGCTTGCTCACAACGAACAAACAACTTGTTGAACAAGAAGTGTTGCCACCCTCCAAGGTATGCAAAGCCAAAAGTTGTGAAAACCCCCACACGTCTCCAATCGAGTTCATCCTTCTGTTCAATGTATTTTTGTGTGACTACATCAGCTGTGGCAGTCTTTATCGTATTACCAACAAGAGATATAAGTAATGGTCGCTGCTTGAAAAACCCGTTCAAGCGTGATAGTGACATCCTTCTAGTCTTGTTTTACAGCTTCCGCTTAAGCCTCTTTGTAGCTCACGAATAAAAAAGGGTATTTAACTATCCAAAGATGTCAATGATCTTTTGTGTCTAATAGTTAGTTGTAATTTTTGAGAACTCAAGTGTTTGCAATTCATCGATGCTTTGTCCGAAAGTAATTGAGAACTTCCATCAAAAAGCCATAGTGTTATTATTTAAGATGTTTTAAGAGGGTATATTGCATATGTGGATTGATGAACATTCCAAGTAGTTCTAGAAAAACTACAAAAAACTCAAACACAAATGTAAAAAAGACCTTGGATATTCAGCACTCCACCAAGGTCGCACAGATACAAGACTTTGAGCAGAGACATAATGAGCTCAAACAGAAGCTCAAGCAAATTAATAGTCAGCTTGAGGAACTCACCAAACTGAAACGAACTGTCGGCCTGTCAGATAAAGAGTTTGATGACTATATACGTCTTGTTGATGAGAAGGATGATCTGCAAAAGGAGATTGATGGTGTGGTTGAGCAGATGAATGAGATTGATTACTATGTCAACACTGGTCCAATTCTTTTCAAGTATTATGATATTCTAGAGAAAGGTGCGGGTGATGAGGAGACTGTGAATAAAGTAGATGTTGGCGAGAATAGTATTCTCAAGTTCTTTATCAAACAACCGGATGATGAAGATGAGAAAAAGGATAACAAGGATGACCGTGCTTCGCTCCTTGACAAGTACTTGATGATGACAGATGAAAACCACATTGTGAATATGCCTCAAGACATAAAGGACTGTTGCAAACATTGTGGGTCTTCCAATATGTATATGCTACCAAATGATGGCATCAACTACTGTAATGATTGCTTCTCAATGGAGTATATTACAATTGATCACGACAAGCCAAGTTACAGAGACCCACCTATGGAGGTCACCTACTTCTGTTATAAACGCATAAATCACCTGAACGAGTGCATTAGCCAAATTCAAGGTAAGGAGACCACTGATATCCCATCAGAGGTCTATGATATGATTTTGTTGGAAATCAAGAAGCAAAAAATAACCAATATGGCGGAGCTCACACCCAAGAAACTGCGTGGAATCTTGAAGAAGTTGAAACTCAATAGGTACTATGAGCACTTGGTGCATCTACTGAGTAAGCTTACAGGTCTAGACATTCCTCACTTGGATCCGGAGGTAGAAGAGCGCATACGTATGATGTTCAAGCACATTCAACCAGCCTTTTTGAAACACGCCCCCAAGAGTCGCAAAAACTTCTTGAGTTACAACTATGTATTGTCAAAGTTTGTCCAGCTACTTGAAAGAGATGAGTATCTTCACTTGTTTCCAAGTCTCAAGTCACGACAAAAAGTGTCAGAGCAAGACAAGATCTGGGCAAAGATTTGTGCTGAGCTCAATTGGCAATTCATTCCTAGTATTTGATACTTCACTATTTTGTTTTATTTCCTACAGTAATTGTAGAAGAATTGATGCCAGCATCAAAGAAAGATAAAAAATATTCAACAATGTACTTTCCAAAAACTCTTGAGTACTACCACAAACAGTACTTTCCACTGTATTATAGGATATATTACTTGAGTAAGAGCAAATAGACCATTTACAACTCTTTGATAGCATTGCTTTTTCTATCCTTTGGCTCTACATATTCAAGACCAAGGTATGCAAATATGTCTTTTTCGGTGTCAATATCAGTGTCTATAAACTTTCCTGTGGTCTCATCTTTGAGACCGTGTTCACTCAATGATAGACCCTTTGACAAACAGTATGATCTCATTGCGACATTAAAACCAGCATCGCCAGTGAAATACAGGACTGCAAATGGGTACTCTTTCTTGTTAGTATACAGGAGGTCAATGCGACGGTAATGCTTGTATCTCTTCAAGCGACATACTGCCAAGCACTTCTTGCCACCTTCTGCAAACACATCTGTAATATATCCATCTTTCTTGAGCTTATCAACTACACTCTTAAATAGCTCTTCAACATTTGCAGGGTCGTCCTTGTGGGTGATGAGGATGTCAATGTCTCCACTGGATGCAGCTTGCCTCCTATAAGAACCAGTGATTTGGAACTCAAAGCTATTGTCAATAGATACTATAGACTTTGCCAACAGCTCGGAATGTACATCCATTTCTTTCCTTGGTATTCTCTCTTGGAAGTCGCGGACATACTTTAAGCCAATCTTTTGTTTGTCATTTAGTAGCTCTTGTTTCTGTTCTAGGTCCTCAATTGACTTGATACCATGATCTTCAACAAGTGCCTTTGCTTTGGCTGGACCAATGCCATGAACTGTCATGAGATTGGTGATGATTTCAGTATTTTCATTTTTGTTTGCATTATCAACTTCTTTGACTTTGCCAGTTACCATCAACTCTTCAATCTTCTTTCCAATCTTGTCACCAATACCCTTCACATCTTTTAGATCATCCATTGTTCTGATGGGAGTACCTATCAGGGCAATGTTTTTTGCTACAGTTGCATATGCCTTAGCCTTGAAAGGCTGCTTAGCTGCAACCTCTTTCTTTCTCAAGACCTCCAGCATTTCCAGAATAGATTGGGTGAAGTCCATCCTTGAACTACTTAACTTATAGTATAAAATTTGAATATTAAGGACTTTTAAGTAATATATCAATTTTTTGTAAAATGGACATTCACATGCACAGCAACGAGCTTTTCAACATTCTTGAGGAAGACGACAACCTGATTACTATTGAGGACCCTCTCAAGGAGCTTCAAGATATTGTCTCACAGATCAAAAGAGACCATGAGTCCACTATGAACGAACTCAATGACTTGAGGAAGCAGGTATATACTAACATAGAGCATCTTTCGGACAAGGCTATTGGAGACTATGCTGAGATTGGATTTACCATCTCACAAAAATATATCAGAAAGTGTGGAATTTACATCTTTATGTCAGACTTGATGCGCTCAGGCTCAGGACATATTCCAGAGGGTCATCTACTTAAGATAATCCCATCAATCAAATCGTATGAAGGCAAGTATGTTATTACTTTGCTATGCATCAGCACTTGCGATGTTAATTTCAGTAAAATTGCCAGTAACATTGCATATATGTTCGATATTGAAGAGAAAGTCATTCTCTTTGTTAAAAAACAGAGTGATGTAATAGAGACTTATGAGTTATGTCTAGAATCTTTTGAAAAAGATTATGCAGCATTCATAGAAGAACCACAAACACACATATACTTTGAAGGAGACGACAAAGGTGAGTGTGTCGTCAAAGAAGAAAAGATGATATTGATAGTATAATACTATCAAGCATGAATAACTCTAGACACAGTTCTCATATTTTTCATGTAGAGAATACTGTCACTGTAAGGGTGGTAAAGTCCCAACTCTTCCACATACCACAATGCGTTGGGTAGAGAACCTTGGGGTTGTCTGCCGAAAGACACAAGTATCTGATTCAAGTGATTTAATGCTTTGTGTTTGTAATACTCATCATACCAAATATCCTTTACTTTTTCTTGTAATTCAGATTGTTTTACTTTGCGCCTGTGGGCAAAGTACTGAATCATTTGAGTGGTGATCCTGGCAATCATCTTGAATGTGAATGTAGTGGCTATGATGTTACAATACTTCTTATATAAGGTCAATTTTTACGACCTGACAACGTATTTGCATACAGAAGTCTTAAAGCCGTTGAAACTGCTTGCAGCTGCAACTGTATATGCCCCAAAGTTCTCAACATAAATCCAGTCACCAACTGCAAGTTCTGGTAGCATAATTTCATCGTAAATGGTATCCATACTGTCACAAGTAGGACCAAAGAGAGTGGACTTGTAAAGCTTTCCATCACGCTCATTGAATGGTAGGATAGTAGGTGAGTAGTGGTCAAAGTAGATGCAATTGAAAGACCCATACAGACCATCATTGAGGTAATAGACAAACTGCTTGTCATCACCTACTTGATGTACTTTTTTACCAATGACATTCAATACCAGTGTATGAGACCTCTGAGAGAAGTAGCGACCAGGCTCGGCAATAAATTGAATTTCATCATTGGCTTTGAGTTCTGCATAAAAGTCTTTGATGGCGTCGTTGATGTTTGACGCAATCTCTTCAAACATACTCTTATTGTTTCCTGGGAAGCCACCACCGATGTCAACGAGCTTCATAGTGATACCCATATCTTTTGCAATGTCATATGCTTTGCGAGTATCAGCAATAGCCTCATAGAAGCTCCTAGCGGACTTGCATCCGCTTCCCACGTGGAAGCTAATACCAACCACGTTAAGCGACAGGGCCTTAGCAATTTTCAGAAGGCCTTCTACTTGGTCCAAATGACACCCAAATTTCTTGTTAAACTTGCAAATGCTGTGACTATCATCCACAGCAATTCGGATAACAAGTTGTGAGTATGGGTGATAGAGTCTGATCTTGTACAACTCCTCTTCACAGTCAAAGGTCATCATATCAACATCATTAGCCCGTGCATACCTGATTTGTGATGTCATCTTACAAGGATTAGCAAAGATAATACGTGAGGGGTCTTGTGTGATTTCAATGATTTGTTTGATTTCATTTTCACTTGCACAGTCAAAATTGACACCCAAGGATGACAATGTCTCAAGTATAACAGGGTTGGGGTTCGATTTCAGAGCATAGAATATCTTTACATCTGGAAGGACATTAACCCAATTCATATATGCATCAAGGATTTGTCCCAGGTCAATAATGTAGAAGGCGCGCTCACTCTGATTTTCTTCTAAGAAGTCATTGATAATGTCATAAATGTCACAGTCACTACCATAGTATCGGACATCATACTTTTGAAGAAGAGCATTGTCAAGGGGTTTAATGAAATCGGTAGCCATTGTATATACAAACGTATCTACGACAGAAAAACAACTGAACTGTTAAATACTTTTAAATTATAGAGAGGAAGTCCCTTTTAGGGTTTAGGACGTTTATGGGGACTGTTCATTTGTGATGGTATTTGCTAAATTTAGTATCTATTCGTCATCGACATCAAATTTCATCTCATTGTACTCATTCATCAATCTTCTATAACACATAACATAAGATGGATCAACAATACACCGTCTCCAGCACCTTTGTATTATTCTTGCACTTATTTGTTCTCGTTTCCTTACGTAGCGTTCTAGAAACATTTTAACTTTGCTTGCATATACCATCTTTGTTATTGCATCTGATACTATTTGATATCTATTTGTTTTGAAGTACTTTGGCAACCAACTGACACCATTGTCAATGATAGCACTTACAAGAGACATATGTAATTCTTTGTCACTTGCAAATTGACTTACTTTTAGTATCATGGTGCTTCCATTGATAGATACAAAAACAAATTTTGTCATCAATAACTCTAATATTGTCTATGATTTTATCTATGCATTTTGGACGAAGGACACATCAAGTACGTCCTAATAGTCAATTGCTTAGAGACCAGCAATACCGCGACCAACGGGGGTCAGGCCGGCACCAATGCCGAGGCCAACACCCATCCTGGCGGAGGCGGAGATGCTGGGCATGAACAGGTCAAGGATAGAGAAAGTGGCAGCGGCAACGAGGGCCAGGGTGAACACCTCCTCCAGAGAGGGCTTCTTGGAAGGGATCATCCAAGCAGCAATGGCAACAACGGAACCCTCAAGGATGTACTTCAGGACGCGCACGGCAAGTTCTTTGGCATCAACGGAAAAACCCATTTGTGATTATAGTTTATAATCTAAATTAAGAAAATTTTTTAGGCGCCAGAAATTACGCAGGTTTTGTGTTATCCAGTCCGTATATAAATGAACCTCAACAAACTCATTTAAGGTTTTTCATATCTTCCTCTATAATATCTTACATCAAAAGAAACTAATGTCTTCATCACAACTAGTCCCTTGTAGTCAAGAAGACTACCTTGACACTGACCCACAACTCCGTGGGCAAAACTATGTATGTCTTTCTTTCCTCTCACCAGAGGATGTGATTCAACAAAAAGAACATTACTTCTTTGAGAAGTTTATTGAGAACTTCACTACAGACCTCAAAGAGCTGTTCGATGGTCTGACTGTTCGTTACCCCAAGGATGCTGATAACCTTCGTATGCTGAAGGAGCGTTACAGTTACCTTTTCTCTTCAGGTTTGATTGGTGAGGAGTACAACTACTTCACCAGCACTCACAGCGACGAACTGCAAAAAGCATTTGATGAGAAGAACAACTTCAAGACAAGTGTTCGCGGTATCAAGGTTAGGGGTGTGTTCGATACCATCCGTGAGGCTCAAGTGCGTGCTGAGGTGCTCAAGAAGCTTGATGGCAAGTTCCATGTCTATGTTGCTGAGGTAGGTGCTTGGTGTCCTTGGAGCCCCAACCCAGAGGAGATTCAACAACAAGAGTTTGCTGAGACACAACTCAACACTATGATGAAGCATTACAAGGATAACCAAATCAAGAAGGACATCTTCTATGAGGAGAGGAAGCGTGAGCTTCAATTTATGAAGGTGAAGAAGGAGCTTGAGGCTGATACTTGGGCAGAGAACAAGCTTGTTACTTCAACTTCAGAGGCTTCAACATCATCATCAAGCCCCACTGTAGTTGTTGAAGAGGTGGCTGAGGAGCCAACAGTTGAGGAAGCCACAGAGGCAGTTGTAAGCCAACTTGTCTCTGAGGTTATTGAGTCTGTTGTTTCATCAAACAGCACTGAAGAGGAGCAAGTTGATGCTTAGATTACATCTTTATCATTTTGTTACCATATGATATAATTTCATATATCATATAAAGTAAGAAACAAGAGATAATGAGGTCTGTCATATTCTTCTTGATGGTGATTGGTATGTTCATGGTGATGCACGGCATCTATGAACAGAAATACAAAGCATTGGAGCAAAATAGACACATAGAGTACAAGTTCTTACCTCGAACATACTATGAAGAACAGATAGGTGATACTGATGTTGTAGGGAAGTACAAGACAATGTTCAAGGGGGATCCTTGGTTGGAAAGGAATGTAACTCTTCCAAAGCCTGACAAAAAGGCTTAGGCTTAGTCTTAGTATGTCTTTTTCACACTCAGATGTGGACCACTTCTTTTTTTGCGGAATGAAGTGATATCAAAAAGTTCCTCTTCATTCTCATCATCATCTGCACCAGTCTGGTTATGTAATTCCCATAGCTCACGACTTCCAATTGAAAAAGGTTCGTGAATCTCTGCCTTGTACCAAAACACTTGGTCCTCAAGGCGGTTGCTACGAGATGTATTGTCTATTACCAGACACTCAAAGTTCTCAGTGCAAGCATCCATTACACTACAGAAGATCTCGAAGGTTGGAAACATACCAGCAAAAGCATCATAGAGCCTCTTACGATTGGCAATGATGTTCTCACGGCAAATAAACACATAATCTACGTTGGTTCGCAGGTCCGGAGCGATTCCCAAAACGTATTGCATTGTAACCAAAAAGAATAGCTTCTTGTGACGTCCGTTCATGAAGATGTATCTAATGTTCTTATCCTTCTTCCAGGCATTATCATACAGACAATCATCAAGAATCAGGAAGGCCCTGGGATCAATGTTGCTTCTTCCATAAAGCTGTATCTCCTTGTTGATCTTCTTCATAATCATAGTCTGTCTCTTGAGGACATTATCAATAATCTCTGGTCTGTACTCTTCGTGAATGAAGATAGGAGGCACAAGACTACTAAAGTTCTTGTTAGCACTCTCAGTAGGGTTAATCACAGTTCCAATGGGAAAATCACGCTTGAAGTATAGGATATCCTTCAATAACTCAGTCTTACCAGTTCCACGCTTCCCAATCAAGACCACAATTTTATCGTCTTTGATCCCAGTGATATCGAACTTCTTCAACTGCAGTTGCATTTACTATCATAGGAAAAAATAAATACAATGTTAAGACGCAAGACTAGAATCATCATAACTAAGCCTCTTGCTACTAATACCATTTATGCAATGGCGTTTGTGTAAAAGACATCATCAGAACTGGTTACTGCATACGCCTTTCCATCACTACCAGTTGAAATATGTTTCTTGATTCCTGCTTTTTGTTTCCAATCACTTGATTTGTAAGGTGCACAGTAAACAGAGCCTGCACCAGTAACACCACACATCTGGTTACCATCAATATCAACCTGTCTCAACTGCCCACCAAGTTTTTGCCAAGCAGGATTGCTTATAGTAAAGTCATCAGCACAGAAAATGTCATCAGCTGAGTTGGTTCCACATAGCTTATTACCAGTGATTGACACTTGTTTGAAGTTACCAGTTTTTGGTGCCCAGTTATTCTTCTTATAGTCAGCACAAAACAGAGCACCACTAGCATCCACGCCGCACATTTTAGACCCTGATACGTCTATCTGCCTTATGCCACCCGCAACACTTGTCCATGATGGGTTGAACCAGAAGACATCATCCATACAAAAAACTTTATCGGAAGCATCTGTACCACAAGCTTTGGTACCATCAACTGATATTTGCTTGAGCTTACCTGGCAACTGACCCCAACTACTAGAACCAAAATTAGTACAGAACACATTGTCATCACTGTTCACACCACATACAGTGTTGCCACTGTGTGAGACTTGTTTCAACTTACCTGGAACTTGATTCCAAACGTTATTTGTAGCTGGTGCTGGTGCTGGTGCTGGACAAGCCTGTGTGTTACAAGATTTTGACTCTTCTCGAGCAGGGCAAGCTTTTCCTCCATTGGCTGCTTCTTGCAGTACAGTGAGTGTTCGTTTTTGTGTCCCTCCACCACATGATGCTGAACAAGCACCCCAATCACTCCATAAACTTATACAATTGACTGGAGTAGGGCAAGCTTGTGTGTTACAATTTTCAGTTTGTTTTGTTGGGCAAGCAGTACCTCCATTTGCTGCTTGTGTTGTGATGATTGGGTCCCTGCTTCTGGTTCCACCACCACAACTTGCACTGCAACCACTCCAAGCACCCCAAGTGTAATCACAATTGACAGGACAAGCTTGTGTGTTGCAAGCTACATATCTTGATAAGGTTGTTGGACAAGGAGTACCAGTACTATTGGGATATTGTGTAACAGTTGCTACTTGCAATTTTGTACCAGCACCACATGTTTTTGAACAAGGAAGTACATCGTCCCACCTAACCTGACAATTCACTGGTGGGCAAGCTGGCAAACCACAACTTTTCTCTTCACGTAATGATGTTGGACAAGCTGCACCACCATTTGCAGGTTGTTGGGTGACTGTTCCTGTTCTGACAGATTTTTGATCACCACAAGTTTCAGTACATCTGCTCCAATCTGTCCATTGTACTTGACAATCAACTTTGTCAAATGAAGCTGAAGTAGGGGCGTTTGTTCCGTGATAGGTTGTATCGCTCCTTCTGAATGCTTTACTGCTACAGAAATTGTAGTCACTACCACACCATCCTTCGGTTGAGCAACACTGTCCATCTGAGCACCGTGTATCACCATTTCCAGGTCCACAACGACCATTAGTGGATACAACAGAACCAGGTGGTGGACAAGCTTGTGTGTTGCATACCTTACTTTCTTCACGCACCGTAGGACATGGTGTTCCCTTGTTGACAGCTTCTTGTGTTACTTTGAGAGTTCTTGTTTGTGTGCCTCCACCACATGGCTTACTACAAGAATTCCAATCACCCCAAGAACTGACACAATCAACAGGACAAGCAGCCTCGTTACAAACCTTAGTCTCCACCAATGGACCACAATCCTTACCTCCGTTAGCAGCTGGTGTTTTGACGGTCTTTGTCCTTGTTTGTGTACCACCACCACATGTCTTACTGCAAGTATCCCAAGCACTCCAATCACTTGTGACACAATCGATAGGACAAGCTAAGGTATTGCAAGTTTGTGACTCTTCTAGAACCGGACAAGCGGCTCCTCCATTTGCTGCAGGCTTAGTGACTGTCCTGGTTCGTTTTTGAGTTCCACCGCCACAAGTCTTACTGCATCCACCCCAATTGGACCAAGCACTTACTTCACAATTGATTGCTGAAGGAGGAACTTGACAAGATTGTTCATTACATGGTTTTGTCTCTTTCAATAAGGGACATTCCTTACCACCATAAGCAGATGGTTTTGTCACAGTTCTTGTTCTTGTTTGAACACCTCCACCACAAGGCTTGCTACAAGAATTCCATTCAGTCCAAGTACTTACTTCGCAATCAATGGGACAAGCTTGTGTATTGCAAGTCTCCGTTTCAGTCAATGCTGGACATTCCTTTCCACCATTAGTTGCTGGGGTATTAACAACCCTGTTTCTCATTCGTGTGCCTCCACCACAAGTCTTTGTGCAAGCACTCCATTCAGACCATTGACCTACTTCACAGTCTTTGATGCATAATTGAGTATTACAAGCCCTTGTTTCTTTGAGTGCAGGGCATTCTTGTCCAGCATTAGCTGCTTCTTGCAATATCCTTCGTGTCCTAAACTGGGTTCCACTACCGCATTCCTTGTCACAAGCGCTCCAAGCAGACCATTCACCAACTTTGCAATCTACAGGGCATTTGTTAGTATTACACTCTTTTGCTTCAACAAGAGAAGGGCACGCTTTACCATCACCAACACTGGGTTGTATTACTGTTCTTGTTCTAGTCTGCTTGCCCCCACCACAAGGTGCCGTACAAGAAGTCCATTCATTCCAATCACTTACTTGACAATCCTTTGGACATGGTTGTATGTTACACTCTCTCGTTTCTGTAAGAGGACCACATTTACCTCCATTTTTAGCAGGTGAAATAAGAGTACGACTTCGTGTCTGTACTCCACCTCCACATTCAACAGAGCACTTTGTCCATTCGCTCCAATCACTCAACTTGCAATCTACAGGCTTTGAAATCACGGCTGTGACTTTTGCTTTCACATCAGAAAAATGCTTTTGATACTCTGTGTTCTTGACAATACGTAACTTGTCCTCTTTGTCTTTCTCAGCTTCTACAAGTTTCTTTGCAGCAATGTCTCTTTGTTTGGCTTGTGTTAATAGCATATATCCTAAGCCTCCAGATGCTATGATGCTCAATATTATTATTACCACAATGCCCAGCATATAGGATGAATTTAATATCTAGACATAAAATTTATCTCACCCAGACGATGACAAACGATTTAGACAGATTATAAGCTGTTGGGATAATTAACAACATTACAACCCTTGCATTCACCAAAGTTTGCGGATGTATACCACCAACCTCTACTCAAATAATCGCTGATAACCTTATTACAAGCAGTCTTATTACATGATGAAACAGTTGCACCATGATAGACAGTATCAGAACGTCGATAAGTCTGACAATGATCTGTTCCACTACCACACCATCCAAATATTGAACAACATTGACCATCTGGACAACGCTTTTCTTCATTTTCGGGACCACATCTGCCATCTGTAGATACAGTTGCCCCTGGGACAGGACAAGCTCGTGTATTGCAAGACTGTGACTGTGTCAATGCAGGACAAGCATCACCACCATTTGCTGGGTTCGTAATAATAGTTGCTGTTCGGGTTTGGGTGCCACTACCGCAAGTCTTGCTGCAAGGACCCCAACCAGACCATTGTACTTGACAATGGACCTTGTCAAAAGAGCTTGCAGATGGTGCATTAGTGCCTTGATATGTTGCCCTACTGTCCCTGTATGTCTTACAATGGTCCTCACCGCTACCACACCAACCAAAAATAGAACAACACTGACCACTAGGGCATCTTGTCTCACCAAAACTTGTACCGCAACGTCCATTGGTAGATACAACTGAGCCCGGACAAGGAGCTATGTTGCAAGGTTGCGTTTCTTTCGTGGGGCCACACCCTTTTCCTCCATTGGCAGCTGGCTTCTTGACTGTTGTGGTCCGTGTTTGTGTCCCACCACCACACGTCTTGTCACAAGCGCTCCATGATGACCAATCATTAAGTTGACAATCTGATGGACAAGCAGCCTCATTGCAAGCCTTAGTCTCCACCAATGGACCACATTCCTTACCACCATTAGCAGCTGGAGTTTTGACGGTCTTTGTCCTGGTTTGTATACCACCACCACATGTCTTACTGCAAGTATCCCAAGCACCCCAATCACTTGTGACACAATCCACAGGACAAGCTTGAATGTTGCAAGGTTGGGTTTCTGTCAATACTGGACAAGCAGTTCCACCATTTGCAGCTGGTTTAGTAATAGTCCTTGTTCTAGTTTGAGAACCACCACCACAGTTTTTATCACATTTGCTCCAAGCTGACCAAGCACTTACTTCACAATTCACAGGTGTAGCTGCTGACACAGTGGGATTGACTTGACATGACTGTTCATTGCAAGATTTTGTCTCTGACACTACTGGGCATTCCTTGCCACCATTTGCAACTGCTTTTGTGACTGTCCTTGTTCTCATCTGGACACCACCCCCACATGGTTTGTTGCAACTACCCCATTCAGTCCAAGTACTTACTTCGCAATCAATGGGACAAGCTTGGGTATTACAGACCTCAGTTTCATTCAATGCTGGACATTCCTTTCCACCGTTAGTTGCGGGTGTGTTGACAACCCTGGTCCTGATTCGTGTGCCTCCTCCACAAGTCTTAGTACAAGCGCTCCAATCAGACCATTCACTTACTTGACAATCCTTAGAGCAAGATTGTGTATTACAAGTTTGTGTCTCATTCAGCACTGAACATTCCTTTCCACCAGCCACTGCAGGCTTGATAACGCTCCTTGTTCTTGTTTGAGTTCCACTACCACAAGCCTTAGTACAAGAACTCCAGTTGGACCAATCACCAACTTCACAATCAGCAGCACATGCTTGAGAATTGCAAGTTCTTGTCTCTTTTAGTATAGGGCATTGTTGACCACCATTGGCTGCTTCTTGTAATATCTTTCTTGTCCGAAATTGTGTACCACCACCACACTCCTTGTCACAAGCACTCCAGGCAGACCATTCACCTACTTTGCAATCAATTGGACATTTACCAATATTACAATCTTGGGTTTCAGAAAGAACAGGGCATTCTTTGCCACCTCCAGAACTAGCTACTAGAATTGTCCTTGACCTTGTTTGCTTTCCGCCGCCACAAGATGCAGTACAAGAGCTCCATTCATTCCAATTACTAACTTTACAATCAACCAAACATGATTGTGTATTGCAAGCCTTTCTTTCTATGAGTGGTCCACACTCAGCACCACCGTTGATGGGAAGGGCAATGAGAGTACGTGTCCTTACCTGCTCTCCACCACCGCATTCGGAAGAACACTTTGACCATTCACTCCAATCACTCAACTGACAATCTTTTGGTTCTGATTGCTTGGATGCTACTATTGCCTTCAGCTCTGAAACGCGTTTTTGATATTGTGTCTCGCCATCAGTCTTAACTTTGTTCATCCTCTCCTTTTCGGCCTCAACCATCTTCTTTGCAGCAATGTCTTCCCTCTTTGCTTGTTTGATCAACATATACCCAAAGCCTCCTGAAACAATTATGCTTACAAGAGTAACAAGTACTATTACCACAATGCCAAGCATAGCACAGCCTTTATAATTATACATAAAAATAAATTTACAGGCTTTATAGACATCATATTAAACTTCAATGGTTAAAAATTGACCATTACTACCCATACATTACCATCAACAAAAATGGAGAGACAACACGTCCACCAAGTATATGAGCAAATAGCTACAAAGTTTGATCATACACGATTCAGCTATTGGAAGGCTGTTCGTGAGTTCCTTGATGATCTTCCTAAATACTCTTTGGTGGCTGATATTGGAACAGGTAATGGCAAATACTTGCACTACCGCAAGGATATCATAGTCATTGGCAATGATATGTGTGATAGCCTATTACACATCATTAACAATAAGAATAGTAATTCAAACATCATCAAGGCCAATGCAATGAATCTTCCGTATAGACAAGGCAGTTTTGACGCTGTCATCAGTGTTGCCGTTTTTCATCACATAGCGACACACGAAGGGAGATGCAGGTTCATAAGGGAGATAAGCAACATATTGAAGTCAAATGGAGGCCAATGTCTGATCACTGTGTGGGCAAGAGAACAATCCATCAAACCCTCTTGGATTGACCTTGGGAACAATGACTTTTTCGTTCCTTGGGTTGATACAACAAAAAAAGAAACACATAATCGTTACTATCATTTGTTCTCCAAGCAAGAGTTACTTGAGCTATTTGCTATGTACAAAGATAGACTTATTGTTGAAACCATTACTTATGAGATGAACAACTGGTGTGTTAAGCTTAGAAGCAATCACATCATCATATAACTCATTTGTTAGACTGCTCCTTAATGTTGAGGTTATAAGAAAGAACAAACAACAACACGAGGAGTATCAATGCACCACACTCATCCTTGTGTGTGTAAACCATCATAAGTAGTACTAACAATACAGTCCATAATGCTGCCTTTGACCTCAACACAACAATTTCATGAGCAAATGTCAAGACAAGTCCAATAATGCCAACAAAGAACACCTTGAAATATATATGTGTTGTTATACAATCACAAAAATCAAGCTCCATTTGTAATATAGAGATAGAAAGATATTAGAAAGGTGGCTCTCCCAATTCAATCTCTTGTGTAAGAGCACCATTCCCACCCATCAGATAGCTGTATGATACGAAAATGGCTAAGGATGTGATGAAGAAAACCTTGATGCCATAGTTGTTATTGGACTCATTATTCTCTTTACCTTTCAGTACCAACAGGGCTACAGTGACAATGACTGAAGCAATAAGGGCATAAACAAAAGGACTCATTTTGTTATTATTAATATGCTATAAAACTTTAAGCATTGAAACGCCCTTGCTAAAAGAAAGACATACTCTTCCTCTCAACGTGTACCTTGTCACCAAATCGTTCCTTGTGATAAAGAGAGGACTTTACCCTCTTTTTGATTTCTAATAGAGAGTTCTTTTGTGATGTCTTTCCATCATCAATAGTAACAACCTTTATTTCTCTTGGTGACTGTGGTAGTTCAGTGACATCTTCTGCGTGTGGATGCTGCCTTTGGTACTCCTCCATCTCATTCCGGCTACCAATGAATACCTCTTTGATTGCTGGTGGAGGTCTCACTGTTTCCTGCTCACAGCTATCGTGTTCTGTGTGATGAATTTGTTCTTCCTCGGAAGCGTGATGCCTTTGAACAAAGAGCTCCTCTGACTTTACGCTATCAACATCTCCAACATCTTCACTATGAAAAGATGCAACTTCTTCAAAGTCTTCAATGTCCTCTGCATCAAACTCATCAGCCGGTTGTGTATCTTCATTTTGATAACCATCATCACTGAATTCTGCATCATTTTCTTGCAGTTGGTCTTCGTCAGAACCATATCCATCAAACACATCAAGCCCTTCAACAACACTTCCTTTGGTGTCCTCATCACTTCCTTCAGTGTGAGCTTCATAATCATCCTCATCTTGTTCTTCTTCTTTTTCGTGTCCTTCAATGTTCTCAAAGTTTTGATTGCTCAGACTTGCCCTTCTCAACTGATCAATGTTGCTGCTTTGAAATGCGATGGGAACAGACGCATCCAGTGACAACCTTGATTCAGTACCTACCTCTGTTTCTGTGTTGTCTTGGGTTGTTTGTTCAGGCACTTCTTGTGGTCTATGTACTTCTAGATCATCGTTTGTAATATCATCGTGTTCAATGTCAAGTGGGATAAACTGAAGAAAGGTGTCTTGAATACAATTGGCAATCAGTTTCTCCACCTTGAGCTTATTCTGTTGTATGGTAAGTTTGTCCACATCAACATCATAAACCAAGAAAGGTTGTTTCCAAAGAGCACGAGCAGTGTTGAGGTAACATTGGTGGATGAAATCCCATGGTGTAGGGATAAAGTCTTTTGCATTCAAACACAAGTTCTTCTTGAGAGTGATGTCTAGATCAAAGATAGCCTGGATAAGCTTATCAACAACTGTGGCAGCTCTCTTGAACCTTTGATGTTCATTGCGAATAATCTCTTGAGACCAACGCGACACATCCACCATTGCTTGTTGAAACTCTTTCAGCAGAAACTTACGGATTTTGTTATTTTTCTTGACGTTGCTATAGATACTGAACACTCCTTCAGCAAACAGAGGAATGGACATCTTCTGCAGCTTGTTCAAGTAGTCTGTACGACGAGTTTGGAGTAGGTATGTGTTGTCCATCTTAATTCACAGCAACATAAATGTATTCTGAATGATACGCATCTTCTACAGCATATGTACCATACAAAATCCAAAAATAACTGTTTCTAAACATATTTGACACCTTCACCCTCTGTAACATTGCCGATGACTTTAGCATCTGGAATGGTCTTCATCACAGAAGGAACATCTGCTTCACGGACAATCAGTACCATCCCAATGCCCATATTGAACACTCTCCTCATTTCCTCTTGGGCAATAAAACCATTTTCTTTGATAAACTTGAAAACTTCAGGGACTTCCCAGCTTCTTGTGTTTATATTAACACCAAGGTTACTGTCTTTGGCAAACATCCTTGGAATGTTCTCAGTCATACCTCCACCAGTGATATGAGAAAGTCCTTTAACATCAATACCCGCATTATCAAGAAGACCCAAGACATCATTCACATAGATGCGTGTAGGTGTTAGAAGATCGTCTCCAAGACTTACACCTTGTGCTTGCCATGGGCATTGACAATGAAGGTTTATTTTTCTGTTTTCAAGAACCTTTCTCACAAGCGAGAAGCCATTTGAATGGACGCCGCTGCTTGGAATACCCATTATAATGTCCCCTTGTTCAATGCTCAATCCATTAATGACAAGGTCTTTAGGGACTGTTCCAACAGCAAATCCTGCAAGATCATATTCTCCAGTTCTGTAGAATCCTGGCATTTCTGCTGTCTCTCCTCCAAGAAGGACACAGTTGGCCATCTCACAACCTTGGAAGATGCCCTTGATAATCTGTTCTCCAACATCTACATCTAACTTTCCTGTAGCTAGATAGTCAAGAAACAATATTGGTTTTGCTCCACAAGTAATAATGTCATTTACACTCATTGCTACAAGGTCAATACCAATGGTATCATGTTTGTCCATTTTCTGAGCAATTTTGAGCTTTGTCCCAACACCATCTGTAGATGCAACCAGATAATTGATACCAAAAGGTACAAAACCTGAGAAGCCACCAATTGATGGGTTTAGTTTAGCAATACGTCTCACGAGTTCATTGCCATTGTCGATACTTACACCAGCTCGTTCATAGGTAAAAGCCTGTCTCTTGATGTTGTGTTTTTTGTTGATATTGGGTCTAGAGGTACGAATTATGCGTGTTGGGACCATTCTTTCATACAATGATAGAATATTGTTTATGACCAATCTGTATATTGTCTTATATAGTCTTGAAGGTTCCCCCAACGTGCACAAACTCAATAAACACTTTGAAGGGATTGTGTGTATGGGTTGTCATGGAATGGTGCAAGGAGTGCGGGGTCAAGACGATTATCAGGGGTTTGTTGATAATGACGATCCTTGGTGAGGTTGATTGCTTGTGTGTTGTCCAGCATATTTTGTCCAGTAATGCGATCAGCATTGCCAGTCGCCCTAATTGCAGTCATATCACACTCCATCTTCTTGTGAGCAAGACTGATACACTCACCTCCATTAGCAACCTTCTTGCCTTCCTTGGTAGGCTCACGGCGGAAGAGTGTGACTTCCTTCCTTTCGCTAATGACGGCATTATCAATATCCTCTTTTGACATTTCTTTCTTTCTGTAAGCGGAAGCAGAGACACCGTAGTAATCATTATCACTCACAAACTGCTTTTGTGTGTTTCTTGCAATGTAGTCATTGACATAGTTACCCATGCCTTCAAGACGATCGATGTTACCTTCGTGTGTCTCAGTCACAAGAGTTTCCTTCATAGTGGTCTTAGGTGCATCATCAGGATCATAAGCAACACCCTTGGGTACAGTTGGTGCAATGTTCATCTCATAATCCATCTTATCAAGAGTCTCACGCAAAGTCCTCTTGGCAATCTCTTCTGGGTCATAAACCATCAGCTTCTTAGGTCCAGTGACAGTACCCATACCCATCTCATCATGTAGCAATGTCTCCTTGATGGTGGTGCGTGCAACATCATTGGGATCATATATGGTTGGCTTATCAGGAATTTGAACACTCATGTTACCAAAGTACCTTGGGTTATCCACTGCGTGTTCCTTCTTGTTGACACGCAGGGCATCTTGAAGAGGTGCAACAATTGCCTTGATAAGGGATGTAACATTGCCTTGATATACCCTTGTGGTAGTGACATCACGCTCATTATTGTAAATAAGAATCTTACTCTTACCATAATCGTGCTTATCACCGGCACCATATCTCTCAAGTGTAGTATTGCGTACTCCAAATTCATCCATATCTTGCCTGTTTGTGGCCTTGACAATTTGCACAGGTTGCTCCGTTGCTTTTGTGTATGCACCAGTTGTCTTGAGCAACATATCTGGAGTTTGCTCATAGAATGTCTCCACGCGGTTCTTAACAAGATTGGGGGCTTCTGCACGATTCTTGCCCTTTTGTCCATCAACAGTACGAGCCTCAAAGGTTGTCTTAGGCTTGGTGGCAACACGGAGTTCATCGACTGGCTTGTAGTAAGACATAGCAATATCTTGAGCATCAAATTGGTGGAAGCCTCCAGTTGGTGTGGCATCATAGCCCTTTCCTACACCAGGACCAACACGAATTTGAGGAAGGGGAACAACATTATTCTTGTTTCTTGACTCCATCAGCCTTTCTCTGTAAAATTCATCCTTGTTATCCATGCCGTTGACATAAGTCATATCCTTCACTTGATCATACATAGAGGCTTGTTCTTTCTTGTTTTGGAAGAGCTCACTGACACCTGTGTAATTTTCCAAAATGCTCCTGGTGGAATTCTCATTGAGATTTTGTTTGACATTGCCACCAAAGAAGGGAACCATGTTATTGTGAGTGAACTCCTCAGCATTGACGTAATCTCCAGTTAGAGACCTAACCTTTGGTGCAGAGAACTCTGTCTCTTTCATGGCACCATAATTCTTGCTGATGACATTGGTTTTTGAAGGGTTCTTGGCTTTAGCAAAAGCCTTTGCTGCTTTCCTCTCCTCCAGCTCCTTGACTCGTTGGACATGGTTAGCAGCATAGATGGAGTCAACAGATGGTATCTCGTGTTTATTGATTGCCGTGCTCTTGGTAGTCACAGTAGAACTTGACTTATTCAGCAAGTATCCCATTGCCGATAATGTTGCAAGGACATACAACTCTATCATGTTTATAAGTTCATGATACTTTTTTTTCAAAGGTGAAGCACAAATGAGAGTGTGAAGTATGATTGATGTTACGTGTAGTGGTGCTATGTGCTGGAATATGCACAAACTTAAAAAATTACCACGTAAATTGTCGTTCTTAACAAAAAATGTATAAGCTCCAGCATTATCATTAAACACTTGTGAAAGCTACCAGAAGTTATACTTACCTTGTTTCAAACATCCACGATGAGTTGCAAGAAGTGTCAGTATCAGACTCCTGTTGGCGTGGTCATTATCTCTGAGTTTCGTAACAGCACCGGTGAGGTGACTCGTTACGAGGGTGTCATGATTGGTGATGACGGGGGCGCATTGAGTGGAACCGTGAGGTCTATGGGAGTCTGTGGGACAGACTCAGCATACTTGCGGGAGGTGCGCCATACGGTGAAGGATGTTGTTGTCAAGATGTTTCGTGACAACTATCCCGAGATGGCTATGAAGAGGTGGAACGTTCACGTTGCTACTGGTGTTGCAAAGATTGTTGATAAGAATCTTTGCGCTGGTGCACGCGAGCGGGGCCTTATTGCATAGAGTCTTGGACCTTCACTTGGATTTAGGGGGCTGGTGTTGAGGCAACACAGCCAAAAAACGTAAAATTAGAAAATCATTAGAAAACATTTATTCTTATTGCAAGAGTTGATGTATCAGTCTTCAACTGTAACATTCTTTTCTTACTTGATCAAGCTTGAAACATTGTAATCTAGAATGTTTTGCAGGATTTCTACCAGGACTGTGTCATCTTGTAGTTTGTCACCTAGGGGATATTGCTTGATGAAATCATCAATTCTTGTATGTGTCCCACTGATAATAACAGATTTGACAAAGGTGTAAAAGTCATTGTCCCAAAGGTCGACAATGCCATCAAGTGATTCCCCATTTAGCCTCTTGTCACGGATAATACTATCAATTGTGAAGGTGTGAATGGCAAAAGGATGTCCTACTTGAATTTCAACAACATAGCCAATAACTGGCACAAATGCAAAGGCATACTGAACGATGTCCGCAGGTTTCCCTTCACTATCCTCAATAGCATTCCTGATATAGAACGAGCCACCTGCATTCGTAATTCTCTTTTGCAGTTCAAGCATAATAGTCTTGATTTCATGAATGTTGTATGTTGGAATCCTAACAGCACTCAAGTCACTGTTCACTTTGAAAGGAACATCTTGACGAGTTGCTTGTGACTTGACAAGGATTCTGCTCATTGTCTTTAGTGGACGGGATTGTACAGGAAAGCCGTCAAATAACTTCACATACATTGCTGAAGCTTCATGTGCACATGACAAAACTTCACCAGTAATCAAGCTCACCAGCTCCTTCCACACTGGATGATTAACATCTTGAAAGGCTTCTTTCTCAAAGACAGCAGAAGACAAGAGTTGCTTGTAGGCGTGAACAGAGTCCATTGTCTGTAATATACAACAATGTACTGTGTAAACCTTAAGTAAATCTTAATCTAAAAAAGTACTTGTATTATGAAATAGAAATACCTTGTTTAAGGCAGGTCAGGAGTGCAAGTGGACACAATGATCTCTTTGGTCACAGTGTATTGCACCATACCGTTCTTGTCAGCGTTGGCACTGTTAGGGGCCTTCACCATGATAATCTTAGGCTCCTTCAAGTTCTTCACCTCTGTCTCATAGTAGTAAGTCTTCTTGTCAGAGTCACGAGTCTTCTCCCTCAGAAGGAACTTGATCTTGTCCTTGGAAGCAAACTTCTTGTATTCCTCATCAGTAGCAATGAGTTTGAAGATACGCTTGGCAGCCTTCTTGGCAGCCTTACCAGGAGCATCACTCTTGTACTCACCACCTTGGAAACCAATCTCGCTTGATTGAATAGTGAAAGAACGCTTCTTGTCTTGAACCATTTTGTATATAAATAACAGAGAATTTTATTTGACTCTAAAGCTTAGGGATCTTTTGGCACGTTGACAGGAAGAAAGGAGTTTGTTGAGGGAATTGTGAAGGACCCTTGAATTGTTGGTTCCAAGAACCCTCTTGGAATTGTTCATCCATATAAGTCTTGCACTTGCTTGCTTGTGCAGATGGAAGGGCAGCACCTTGATCGACAGGCTTCTCAACAAGGGGGCGATGAGAGTCTTTGACAATCAACCTGTTTGGGATAAACCAATCAAAGGGCATCAGAGCCTTATCTTGGGGATTACGGCACAGCCACTCCCACCTGTTGACAGTAGTTTCTTTACCAGTGCACTTTGGGTTGCTAATAAGAGTCTCTTCAGGGACAAGGTCAGTGCATTCCCTGAAGTTGGTGGCATTGCAAAAGGGCTCTGCCTTAGGAATGTACTTCTTGGAAGGGCAATCAGATGCTTTCCTTGTAATATTGAGCAGTTCACTACTGACATCTACCATATTCTTTTGGCATAGTGAAGCACCAAACCTATCAACATTGATTCCTGGAGACACCACAAGGCAAGGATCACAAGGACGAGGAGTGCCAATCATGTAATCACCAGGACCAATGCTTTCCCTGAGTGAGTGTGTGTAAGCACAATCATCATACTTCAAAGACTTCAGGCTCATTTGTGTATTATAGTATCAAAATAAAATAAAAATATCCATACATCTCCTAAAATTTGATGGTTGTTTTCACTATTTTTGTTATTGGTTTGCAGATAAGAAGGAACAATGGAACTCCAACCCGCATCGGAGTACCTGGCTCAGTTTAACATTAACTTTAATGATAATACAAGTGAGTGGCCAGCAAAGGGTCCTGTAAAGTTTCCATATGTCTCTGCGGATGAAAAGAGACATCTTAAGAATCTTGATGACAAAATAAAAGCCATTAGGCCAAAGTACCCCTCATATCAAAACACAACTATGTATAAGGACAGTCATTGCACTATGTGGGCTCACATATGTGAAGCATCTCTGGAGGAAGGAATTGTTCCCAAGTCCTTTGTTAAGCCTAAGCATCCATCCTAGTATTCTAACGTTATTTTTTTAGGTTCTTTTGCAAGTATAAGGTTGTGGTGTAGGGACTTGAGGAACACGGGGGAGCTCAAAGAATTGGCAAGACTTGAGGTGAAGAGGAGTGGTATCAACAACAGGGAACTTTGTGTCTTTGTAAAGGTCCTTGCCTTGAACCATACCATCATTGCGAGGAAGGTACCTTGTAGCTGCACAACGAGAGTTGCCCCTGTTGATGCCAAGAAGTTCATTTTCAAGATCTACAAGGTTGCCCTTGACTTGAGATACATTATTACCACCAACAAGACCAAGCTCAGAACGGCAAGGAGTTGTGTGGCTGTACTTTAGAGGATCCAACACATAACCAAGCACTGTAACATTATCGCTCAGCTCTTGCTTGTACTCACAGCTGTCGTATTGAAGGCGTGTGAAACTCATTTTATTAATTGTGAGATAAAATAATTATTGTGTATAAGAACGGAGAGACATCAAATCAAACAATGTCAAACTATAACAATAATATCATAAAACAGTGTTTGGGTGTGCTTAGTAACTAGGCTTGACCCAAGCAGAGCCATTATTAACAAAGCCACATTGCTCAAGATATTGGTTATCCATCACATATTGCCTTGTAGAAGCACCACCATTGACCCATTTGGGAATGATGTGCTCAGGGTTTTGAATGTTTGCAGCAAGGCAAGAAGGCAGAGGAATGAACCTATCAAAGTCCTTTTCAGTCACAACATCGCACTCACATTTTGCTTTTGTGAGTGAAGGAACCATTGAGCATACTTGGCTCCTTTGCTTATCAATTGTGGTCATAGCACCGTTCCTCAGCCTTGAATCGGCATCCACAGTACAGCCATTAAGAAAGCCAAATCCATCCTTGTACCTCAGGTTAGGGTTTTGGAACATATACTCCTCAAATTGCCTCTTATCTTGCGTGCATTGGGAAGTGACAAATGTGTTGTATAGCATGTAGTCGCCGATGGAGCGGTTTTGTTGTTCCCTTGCAATCAAGGCACACTCGTCATCTCTAAGACTTGCAAAGTTTTCAAAGTCACGCTTTGCCATTGTCAAACAGTAGGTTTATTATAATAAAAGAAATAATTTATTCAACTTACTTCATCAAGTGACGATATGAATTAGCATAACACACATTTCCACTGCCCTCTTTACAAGTCTGCTTGATGTCATACAAGAAGTTCTTGAAGGCACCATCATCATTTGGAATAGTTGTGCTAGGCATTGTAATGAAGTTCCTATCTGATGCATTCTTTTGGAAGATGTCACCTACATCTCTGTAGAGATTCTTATCAAAAAACTCTTGTGCTTTCTTTTTGATGGGACCTTGAGAGATGTTGCACGCTTTGGCACGTTTTGGGTTCTTTACATAGTCGCTGATAAGGACATTCATGAACGGGTTATTGGGTGTTGGACGATAGCACAGTTCATTTGTATGTTCATCTTTATACAAATTCAATTTGCCCAAAAATTCCTCTTCAGCTTTCTTTTTCTTCAGCTCACTGCCATACAGAAAGTAAGTAAAGATGCACGCCATTATTGGCACAAAAAGTACATTAGCATCCTTCTTGATGATTACAACAAGAATGCTGAAGTATACAGCCAACCTGACAAGACTATTAAGCTTCTCTGCATAGGTCATAGAAGCAGATAGAAAGAACTTGTCATAGTTGCTTTCATTGATGAAATTAGGAATGTCTTTATACCAGATCTTCTCCATTATTATATAAACTGGACATATTATTTACTAATATGCTGTTTCAAAAAAAGAAGGACTATTGTTTATCACCATCTTGAGACCTTTGTTTTTTCTCATCAAGCTTCTTCCTCAACCTGTCACGTGTTGACATAGAGCTTGAAGCGCCATTGGCAGAGCGACGAGTACCACCAGTATTCTTTGTGGCTACTTTGCCTTTCTTTGCCATCTTCATCATCTCACTCATCATTGGGTTGCCAAGCATACTACTCAGACCACCAAGGCCACCCATGTTTTTCAGCAGATCAGCAACACCACCTGCACCTCCAGCAGCACCGCCATTTAGCATACTCATCATAGACATTGCTTCTGAAAGTAGGTCTTCCTGTTTGATTTCCCCGGTTGAAATCTTTTCAGTGAGCTTGTTACTCACCTTGGACACAATGTTGCCAAGGAAGTTGTTGCTACCAGAGAAGTCCATAAGTTTGGCAACATCTTCAGGTTTCTCAATGCTAATGTTGGAAATATCAATTTCCTTGGAAATTTCCTTAGCAAGGTCAGCAATCTTAGAGTTCTCAATGCTTTGGAGGAAATCGGCTGAAGCGGATGCAGCAGTTGGCTCATCAATCTTAATGTCTTCATTGGTAGCCTCAAATACCTTGATCTTGAGAAGAAGTTGCTTGATATCATCATCAATGATATCTTCAAGCTCAACAGCAGGGTCTTGAGCATTTTGGATCATACTCAGAATCTTCACCACCTTGACAAACAGAAGGTAGATGCTTGATGTTGCACTTTCAACATCTGGTGTCTCTTGTTCACCAGCAGAAGCAGAAGCAGCAGCAGACGATGCCTTAGCCTCTGTGTACAAGTAGGCAAAGATTACAAGGATATTGACATAGTTCCAGAATGTATGAAGGTCGCTGTCTTTGAGCACCTTCACAGCATCACCAATAGTGATTCCTTGGACGATCTCAAGAGCTTGAATAGCTTCATTGCTTGAAAGGTTTTCTCCTTCTACAAATGTCTTGAGGTGTTCCTTCACACTGCCCCAGAAAAGTGTGTAATACTCCTCTGAAGACTTGTCAATTACCTTGAAGTTCTTTTTGATTGTTGCCTTCAGACCCTCATCGAGCGCCTTGAGTTCCTTGATGAAAGAACTGAAAAACTTATTGAACATATAACAAATCTTTTGATCAACAATCATTGTTTGAATGTATTACGAAAATGGGCTGGTTATAATCTTAAATAACCTTAGGCAAAAACAAATTCGTTAGTTGAATCATCAACTATCTAATTACATTTGTCATTAATTGCAACAAGGACTTGGAAATACTTCCAAATACTTTCTTTGTTTTCAGCATCCAAAGTGCTCCACAAGTGACGAAGGAGAGCAATCACTGTTTGCCATTGCGAATTCTCTAGACCTACTTGTACGTGGTTTTGTACTTCATTGAGGAAGAAACTCTCATCCTTTGAGAGAATTTGTTGTTTGAAGTTGACACCAACATAATTATTGAAAAACTCTCTTGGTTTGCGGTCATCAACATTCTTAAGAAGAAGCAGCCCAGACTTAAGCTGTTTGAACTCTTTCACATCCGGAAATGTTGCAACAAGATCCTTGCAGAACTCATCTGCCTTCTGGTTGAATAAGTTAAAGAACACGCTCTTGTCACTCATTGTTTGTGTATATCTTGTATCGTATGTTATTACTTTAAAAGGTAAATCCGCTTATATAGATTTGTTAAATTCTATTAAATCCATTATTGGTGTTGCCAAAAATCTTCTGGATGTCATTGGCTCTGTTAGCCATGAAGGCCTCCAGCTTCTTAGACTTGTCATCCTTGACTTCATCATTCTCTTCTGGTGCATAAATCTTTTGATCCATTCCAAGGTAATTATAGTTTCTTGCACAGTCTTCCGTAAAACCATCATTAGTCTCAAGGAAAGAGAAGTTCTCAGAGTAAGCTCCTGTGTTTGTTCCTACCAAGGAAAAAGGTTGAAGAGTGGATGATTCTACCTTGGATTGAATATAATTCATAAGGTTTTCATCAGCAAACAACTTCTTGGAAACAGTGTAGACCAATGGCACCCTGTCAACAAAGTGAGGAAGCTTGAGGTTTCTATTATCTACAGACACCAACATAAACTTATCCTTCAGTTGGTACTTTGAGATGGCACTCAACACTTCTTTACTGAAGTCACACAAGTTACTATAGAACAAAATATCTTTCTGCATCGTCTTGCTGTTCTGTTTATTATCTTACACATCAAAAAATAATAGCAATAACGCAGATGTTGATACTTAAGACCACTTAAAAATTTGATGTGGGTATGTAAGTTGATATAAACACATCATAACAACTTATATCTTATCTTTAAAGTAAGAACAACAGCACACAATGGTGACCTTTACGGACGTGCAGTAT